ACTAATCAAAAAAGGCGAAGAAGATTGGAAAACACTATCCACATCTACCCAAGTATGGTTTGAGAAGAGTTTTTTGATGGATATGAAAGAAGAACATGGCTGGCCTTATAATAATAAATATTATTGGTTGGGTATGATATTAGGTATAAACGGAAACTGCAATTGTAAGGAGGAATAAAAATGGAAAATATAGTAGCAAAAAGACGACTTGGTGAAGGTCGTTGGGATAGAGCATTAAAAAGAAAAATGACTGAATTATCAGTAGCAGATAATTATGATGAGGCTAAACATGAATGGTTAGCCACAGGTAATGTTTGGTGGAGTGGTAATGATGTTATGCCGGATTGGGTTAGAAATTCTCAAATGGGCGTTGGAAAATGTCTATGTGGGCATATAGTAGTTTATCACTTTGAAATAAGAAACACAGAAAATGGAACTGTTGAATGTGTTGGTAGCGACCACATTAACTCATATCTAATTATGCGAGCAATTGCAGAAGATGAAGGAGTTAATATTGATACTATTACTGATGAACAAATTCAAGAATGGATTAGTGTTAGAACCAAGTCTATGAAAGCGGAAGCGTGGTGGAAATCAAATGGTGAGGCTTTCACTATGATGTTTGATTCAATAAAAGAATTAGATTTGCACTTTAACATTCACAAAAGAGATTGGTATTATGACCGTGATACACAACAAAACCATAGAAGAAGAGTTTTGAGAAAAAGAGGCGAAGGAAGTTATGGTTCACCTAACTACAAAATGGCTTCTCTTGTATGGCGTTGGAATCACCCCGATAATCCTAAAGCACAAATCAATACAACAGGTTTTCCTAATGATAATCTAATGAAAGACTTGGCTTTGTTTTACATAAAGCGTGAGCAGTATCAAAATCAATTGGATAAATATAATCAAACAAGAGCAAATAGAATAGAGGCTCTTAGAATTGCTTTAGAAGAAAGACGACGACAACAAGAAGAAAGACAAAGACGCTATCGAGAACAAGAAGCAGAAAGACAAAGAATTTACAATCTACCGGAAAATGTAGAAGCAAGAAGAATAGAAGCAGAAGAAGCAGAAGAACAACGCAGACTTTGGAGAGAACAACAAGAAGCAGATAGAATCGCAAGAGAAATAGCACAAAGACAAAAACAAGAAGAAATCTTAACTAAAGATTTTGGCGGAGACCATTTCTTACAAGTATGCGACTATTATGGTGTTCCTGAATTTGATGAATCATTTGCTGGGAATGAATGGGAGCGTTCTTTCCTTGCGGATATTAAAGAACAAATGATGGGTAGTAGAGAATTATCTCAACGCCAACTGCACACTTTAAAAAGAATATTTGATGTGGATTTAGCAACGCCTAAACAACTTGGATTCTTAGAAAACTTAGGTTATAATGGAACAGTTTCCGCTTTAACCAAAAGAGAAGCGAGCAACATTATTTCTCAACTTTTGGAGGAAAGAAATTAGATTCAATGGTAGGTTAAAGCCTCATTTGAAACCGCAGGTTTAAAGGTAAAAATATACAAATCTCAATCTGTCAAATTATGGAATGACGACTCCAACCGTAAGGTCGTAGTCATTTTCATAGGCATAAGTATATTTTCCTGCATAGAGGGTTTGCATGGTAATACGGATAAAGTTGCTTGTCTTGGCAAGAATTAATTCTTAGTGAACTTTGTATGTGTTCACTAATTGTTCATATGAATAGTGTTCTAATCAACACGAAGTCCGTTCCCTCGCCTTTAAGGTGATTTACATGATAGATTGGATAAAGAAATTCTTTGTCAGTAAAAACAAAGAAAAGACACCAAAATGTGATATATGCGCTTTAGGTGCTAAATATCATATGTTAATTGAATTTCAAACAATAGAATTAACAGAAATAGAAAATAAAATATTAATTAAAATATGTGATGGTTGTTATGAAGAAGTATATGAAAAATACAACCCCGAAAGAAAACCACCGCCAATACGAAGCGGGATTTTTGAAAACAAATTAAAAGGAGAATGAAAGAATGAAAATAACAAAGAAATATGGAAATACAATTTATGGTGATAACACCATATCTGAAACAGTGACTTATCATTTTGATAAGATGAAAGACCTGCACGAATTTTGGCAAGATAATTTAGATGCAGGAAATGTAGGAAATTGGACAGCGCATTTGGATAGAATGACTATTGAACATAGTCAATTTGTTGATGCAGAACAATATCTAAATGACTTTACAGAATTTTGTGAAGGTGAAGAAGAATGATTAAAGGATTATTAAAAGGAATTGCTTTTACGGCAGGATATATTATTGTTGGAGGCGTTGGTATAGCAATATTGGCTGAACTTGCGACAAATGAAGGAGGGGAAGAAATATGAAAGAAATATACAGATGCATAAATTGTAATGTAAGAATAAGTAAAGACAGACATTATTGCTACGGTTGTTTTACCGAAGCGGAAAAGAAAGCGGGTGAAACTAATGAGTAATTATCCCGATAATATGTGTTGGGCGGCATTAGACGACCACTTAGACCCTAAATTAGAATGCGGTTGTTATGCAAGTATGGACTGTGAATGTTATTTAGAATGCGGTTGTTTTGTTGATGGCGATTGTGAGTGTGAAGAAGAATGAGATTTAAATTAGGACAACCATTAACGGAAAAAGAATGGCAAAACCTTAGTAGAGAAGATGATAAATGGCTACAAGATAACAACTTGTGTTATTGTAATGGCTTTAATAAAATAATGAGTGAAGATGACTTTGATAGCGACGGTGATTGGGAATACTCAAAACAATGGCTAACTGATATGGAAGCCTTGAACACTTTTGATTTGTTGTGGTATGCTTGGATGAACTCCGGCTCGGCATCAATTGATGAAGTATTAGACGAAGCGCATAGAGATGTTTGTCGCATGTCAAGAAAGGAATGGAATGAATGGGTTGATGAGATGGATAAGAGAAAGATAGACTTCTCATTAACTAAACAGGAAGTGATTGAATGAACAAAGATTGTAATATTTGTGAAGGTAAAGGTCATTATGAAGTTGCTAATTATAGATTAGAACAGATGGAATGGGTTGAATGTATAGAATGTCTATTAACAGAACAATACAAAGACCACATGACGGAACAGTTAGCAGATTTATTAACAAAGTCAAGTAAGCAACAGTTAGCGTTATTAGTTGCTACATTTACAGTAAGTCAAATGGATAAAAATGACAATGATGATATAGCGAGACTTGAAGGAATGATTCAAACTAAGAATTTCGTCAATGCTATTCATGTAGCAAAAGCATACGCAGGTGAATAATATGATTTATATGTTTAGAGAATTAGCAGAAATAACAGTGCTAAATAACATCATTAAATGGCACAAAGACCAAACGCATAATGTTGAAGCGAGCGTTGCATCTGTTTTATTACAAGCAGGGCTTAAGGACATAGGCGATAATACAATCAAGATGAATGCAGTTTCATTACAACGGCAATTTAAGAAATTAGGTGTGCAGTTGTTTGAAACCAATGCAGTAATAAAACAAGATAATTATATTCTTACGGAAGAAGCATGGGATTTTATTGTGGCTAATTTGCACGATACAATCTATGATGAAAACGGAGAAAAAGCGGGTGAGTATTTCCTTCACCCAAATAAACTAACAGGAGATATGATAATATGAATACAAATGTAGAATTTAGAATAGTAGATAGCCCCGATTTACCACCTTTGGTAATATCGCAGAATGAAGATGATAACCCAAAGGTAGTAATTAACACTCATCATAGACTATGGATTAGTCTTAATCGTAGAGTAATTGCAGGAATTATGGAAGCATTACAAGAAAAGATGGATATGATTCTAACAAGTTATTTAGAAGAAAACTATGCTTTTGAAAAACAAGACAGGGAGTTTGTTTGAAATGACAGTTCAAAAAGAATGTCAAATGTGCAAAACACTTTTTGTTGCGAGAAGTGCTAAATCAGCAAGATGGCAAAAACACTGTCTTGATTGTTATTTAAAGGTTAAAAATAATAAAACTTTTCAACTTAAAAGGTATGAAGAGTTTGAAGAAACTAAACTTAAAGTGATTAAAATTGATATTGCTAAACTTCAACAAGAAGTTGATTCAATACCAAGTATAATCAAAGGAGAGTTAAATAACTCATTAAATACATTAATAGATGCAGACTTTCTTAAAACAGTAAAGGAAGAAATGCATACTCAACTTTTTTCTTTATGGTTAGAAAAACAAGAAGAAGATAAACAATTCAAAGAGAAGATGCAAAGGCAACTTCTTACACTCAACAACAAGATTTTGGAGTTGATGAAAAAATAAAGTCAAGGCTTAAAGGAGGCCGACAAAACTTATTTGTGAACTCCTTTAAATAGTTAAGAGGAATAGCAAGAACGGAGAGGATTAATTATGTCAATTAAATTAAGAATTATGAATGAAACAGGCCACACAGAACTGATGATGGCCTCAAGCGAGATTATAGAACAGATAGATACACACCCTACACATTGGGCTATCATTGATGGTGATATTGTATCAAGAGAAGATATTAGAGGTATCAATTGGGAAGAAGTATCTTCCGTTGATTTGATTCCGGCAATTGTCGGAGGACAGGAATAAGCGGAAGTTTGCTAACTCCCTCTAACTACTCTTTGGGGTAGCACATAGTTTAGTTCCATTTACTATGTGCTATCCCTTTTTTTAATAAACAAAAAATGGACTTTATTCCTTATTTAAACATAAGGGATATATTTATGCCGGCAACTTAAGTCGGAGAAATGCAGGTGAAAAATATGGAACAAGCCCCCAATAAGAAAATTTTATCAGATATAACAGTGCATATGAAATATGCAAAATTTAAGCCCGAACTTCTAAGAAGAGAAACTTGGGAAGAGATTTGTGAAAGAAATATGAATATGCATATTAAGAAATATCCAATGTTAGAACAAGACATTAGAGATGTTTATGCACATTTTGTAATACCTAAGTTAGTATTACCATCAATGCGCTCAATGCAATTTGCAGGAAAGCCAATTGATATATCACCAAATAGAGTATATAATTGTGCATATATGCCAATAGATTCACACTTAGCCTTTAGCGAGGCTATGTTTTTATTACTTGGTGGAACAGGAGTTGGATATTCTGTTCAAAGACACCATGTAGAACAATTACCCGAATTGATAATGCCAAATCCGGATAGACAAAGAAGATATTTAATTGCCGATTCAATTGAAGGTTGGGCTGATGCAGTTAAAATTCTTTTAGAGTGTTATATGGGAATTAGGAAATCAACTCCTATTTTTGATTATTCCGATATAAGAGAGAAAGGAGCATTATTAATTACTTCTGGTGGTAAAGCACCCGGTTCTCAACCATTAAGAGAATGTTTAGTTAAAATAGAAGGAATCTTACAAAGATGCGGTAATTATCAACTTAATCCTATATATTGCCATGATATTATGTGTCATATTGCTGATGCAGTATTAAGTGGTGGAATTAGGAGAGCCGCTATGATTAGTTTGTTTTCTGCTGATGATATGGGAATGATTGCCGCTAAATCCGGTAAATGGTGGGAAAATAACCCACAAAGGGGCAGGGCAAACAATTCAGCAGTTTTACTTAGACATAGAATAACTAAAGATTATTTCTTAAATCTATGGAATAGAATTAAAGCGTCAGGAAGCGGAGAACCCGGAATTTATTTCAATAATGACAAAGATTGGGGAACAAACCCTTGTTGTGAGATTGCTTTACGACCATATCAATTTTGTAATTTAACAGAAGTTAATGCTTCTAATGTAAAAGACCAAGCGGATTTAGAAGCAAGAGTTAGTGCAGGAGCATTCTTAGGAACATTACAAGCAGGATATACTGATTTTCATTATTTAAGAGAAATATGGAGAAAGAATACAGAAAAAGATGCACTATTAGGAGTATCTATGACAGGTATTGCCGCTAATAAAGTAGCGGAATTAGATTTACACATGGCCGCAATTGAGGTAGTTAATGAAAATAAGAGAGTAGCAGAAATAATAGGAATAAAACCTGCCGCAAGAACAACTTGCATAAAACCTGCTGGAACAACTTCTCTTGTTTTAGGAACAAGTAGTGGTATTCATGCTTACCACGATGAGTATTATATTAGGAGACTAAGAGTTGGTAAGAATGAAGCAATTTATGGCTATCTTTCCAAAGAACACCCATCGTTAATTGAAGATGAGTATTTTAAGCCACACGAACAAGCGGTTATTTCAGTTCCTCAACAAGCACCATTAAATGCTATTACTCGTAATGAATCAGTATTTGATTTATTAGAAAGAATTAAGGAATTTAGCATTAGTTGGGTTAGAGCAGGACACAAAGATGGGCTAAATACCCATAATGTTTCAGCAACAGTTTCTATTAAAGAAGATGAATGGGAGTCTGTTGGAGATTGGTTTTGGCTTAACCGGCATTATTATAATGGTCTTTCAGTCCTTCCTTTTGATGGGGGAACATATACTCAAGCACCGTTTGAAACTTGCGATAAAGACAAGTTTGAAGAATTAAGCGGGGCATTGACAAATGTTGATTTAACGAAAGTTATTGAAACTCAAGACAATACTGACTTGTCGGGTGAATTAGCCTGTGCAGGTGGGTCTTGCGAAATATAAGGTGAAAACTATGAAGAAACTCTTTGCTACATACAAGGAGTATCTTTCAGCAGTAATAATAATGATTAGGGATTATTCGCCAGTGAATATCCATAGAGTAAAAATGGCAATAAATGTCTGTGAGTCTTTGATAGATGATAGAGACAAAATGTATAGAATGAATGATACTCTTATGCTTTGTTTTTGGGATATTAGAGAAGCAATTGAAATGGGCTTCCCTCAATATCTAAAGCAGGAATTAAAACTCTCTAAAGAAATAGTTGAGTATCACAAATATAATTGTGAAGGTGAACCGGATTGTAAGGTTTGCCAAGTTCAAATAAAAATTAAAGAACAATTGAGGAATAACAATGAAAGAAAAAGACCCGAACTATACCTTGTCTAATAGGACAAAGAAAAGAATAGCCACACGATGCCGTGTGTGCGGAGGGCAGTTATTAAACGCCCAAGAAATTAAAAATGAAATTCACGCAGAATGCGATAAAGATAATAACAATATATATTTGATGTGATAATATGAGTAGAGAATGTAATTTAAATATAGCAAGACCTGACGATTCAAGGATAACAGATACGACAACAATAAGATGTGAAACACATGATTTTGGAAATCAAAGGTCTGTTGGTATTCAAAGAGGAAAGAAAGACCCTGTTCATGCAGGATTAGAAGATTTTTGGAGAGGTATTATTTCCCCAAGAAATAGATATAGTAGTGGATTTGGTTACAAATTTAATCATGTTGTTATGGTTAAAACCTGCCCTGTTGTATTAAGCCGAGAAGGTATTAGGTATCAACTAAATGGTAAATCATATAGCCTTGCTACCATATGTTCAGCATTAGCAAGACTAACCTACAAATCTTGTTTTGAAGATAATCCGGAAGTATTGTTGAGTAGTTTGTATTCAACATTATCACTACCGGAAAATGTTAGATATTGTTTAGAGAATCGTGCGCCATATCATTTTATTCATGACTTTGAAAAAATAGAAGTTAGACTAAATGTTGTGCAAATAGATGATAATATGCTCGCTATGGAAATAAGCGACGGTATTTGGGGAGAAATAACCCCAAGACAATTAGATACTTTTTGTAATTTTTATCATCTTGGTAAATCAAGAGGTTCATGGAAAAAACTTGGCCCAAAATATTTATTCAAGAAACTATTGGGTAGAGAACCAACAACTGCTGAAAAGAAAGTTATGAGAGCATTTCTAATGCAGAACAGAACTCAAGATATGGTTGAAGAAAGAGCATTACAATTAGTAAAGGATTTATGCAATCAACATGATGGTCGCATTCATGCAGTTTATGATGAAGAAGGAATATTAACTACAATGTATGTTAGAGGTAGAGGCTACGATTGGAAACTAACTAATAACAGATATAAGACAGGAATACAAATGGTATCAACTTATATTTGGCAACCAAAGAAAGATGTTGTTGCTGAATTTGAAGAAAGCAATTGGATGCTTGGGAACATTAGTGTAGTTGAGGGAACAAAGTATTTCAATATCAATGAGAGTAATGAAGAAGATTTCAAGTTTTGGAGTGGGCCGATTTGTATAGACAATGTGGCGAATAATTCACCATTAGGCGACCAATTCGCAGGTAGAGCATTAGCACTTCTAAATGATTTAATAACAGTAAAAATGGTATCAACTATCAAGGGATATATGATACACGATGCGAATAAATATAGGATTGAGGGGAATGAAATTAATTTGCGAAGAATGCAGAAGCCAAAACAATGAGTTTAATGAACGGCTTGGCGAAACAGTTTGTAAAGACTGTGGACTTGTTTTGATAACAGAAATGTTTGAAGAGACAGTTCATATTCTTGATTCAACAGGTGAGTTAGTTCATTCACCGGACAGAAATAAATTAGGTTCTGTAATAACGGGTAAAGGTTCTTTCAAGTATAATAAGTATGGAATGAATAGTGTTTTACCTAAGCATATCCAAAATGGAATTAGATTCTGTAATATGGTATTAGCAAATGTAGCACCTAATAGTTCTCTCCAAGCGAGAGTTGAAAAACTATACATTGATTGTCTAAATAGAAGCCTATTTGGAAGAAGCCAATACGAAGCAAGAGCAACCGCAGTTGTTTATTATGCACTAAAGGAGAACGGAACTCCGCACACTATCAAAGATGTATGCGCTGAATTTAGCCCTAATGTCAAATCAGTTAAAAGATTAGTAAGGAAGATTAATCAGTTTCATAGAAATAGTATTAATTACAAACCGATTAATCCGCAGTATGCTTTGATACAGACATTAATAAAAATAACAGATGACATAACTTTTAGAAGTCAATGTATTCATGTGTTAGAGTATTTTGAAACAGTAGTCTTAAACTCTACCTTCAATAAAGGTAGGTCATACTACGCCTCTATTATTTGGATAACGGCTAATGTATATGTTAAGGATAATATTACTAAAGAGAGAATATGTGAGAAAACAGGATTCTCAAGATGGATTGTTTGGAAACAAACAAAAGCAATACTGAATTTAATCGGTGTTGAATTAGTTGAAGAACTAAAAGGAAAAGAATTATGAGAGGAATAACAATGTGGAAAGGAACAGAAGAAGAATTTAAAAAACTAAAAGAGAGCAGACATAAAATAGAAATGGCTTTCTTAGAGAATAAAGATAGAATAGTAAAGGAAATAAATCAAATGTATCAAAATGATTTAGAACATGATATGACTATTCTAAAGAAAGATGATTGGCTAACTAATTTCTTTATGGAATTATATATGGCACTCAATATAGTTAGATTAGAAGAAGAAAGCAAGGAGTGAATAAAAATGAAAAGAAAAATATTAGTAATTGGAGCAGGTGGTATTGGGAGTTTCTTGATACCGCTTTTAGATAAAGTAGAACTGTATAACATATCAGTGGCAGACCCCGATACGGTAGAAACAAAGAATCTACCATATCAAAACTTTACAGAAGAAGATGTTAATTTATACAAAGTAAGTAGTATGAATGCTCGGCATAACAGTGTTAGTAAGGCGAGTCAATTTCCTATTCTAACAGAAAAACAAATGCAAGGATATGACTTGGTTATTTGTTGTGTAGATAACTTAGGCGTGAGAAAGACTTTATACAACACAAGTATTAAATGGCTTGATTTACGAGCGCAAGGCAGGAATGCCGCTTTAGTAAGTTATAAGGCCGACCCGAAAATGTATGATATGCTTTTAGCGGGTGAAGAACGGTCTTTTTCTTGTCAAGGTGATTCTTGGAATGGTTCAAATGAGGGAGTTCACTTTATGCAAGTTGCTATTGCAGGAATGGGCGCACAATGGACTCAAAGATGGTTTCAAAATAATGATGAAGTTAGAGATTATATGGTGGTGAATCTATGAGTTGGATTGATAAATGGTCTAATCAAGAAATAGCATATGTTGTTTCAGCATCAGCAAGGCATGTATCTTGGGATAGAATGGCAAGAAACTTTAACAGAAAGTTTGACACAACTGTTTCGGGCAACACTCTTAAAAAATTATATAGAATGCTGACTGAAAATAATGTAGATTATCCCCAAGAAGAAATTGATTTTATACATAAGTGCCATCATAATCTTATGACTGAAAAACAAACTATAATGGCTTACGGAGAAGTATTTGGTAAGCCTCTCAACATTAAAAGATGGGAAAATCTTTTGAAACAAACCCCATCGAAAGAAATTCAAGAGATAGTAAAGTCTCAAAAAGAAAATAAAAATAAGGAAGTGAAAAATATGAAAAGAAGTAAATATACGAAAGAAGAAATTAAGCAAATAAGGGCTTGTAAAAGTGCAAAAGAAGCAAGAGTTCTTGCTAAATCATTTGGCAGAAACCCACCGGCAGTTGAACGCCAATGGTATATTGTTAGAAAGAAGCCTAAAAGCAGTTCTAAGAAAGAAAAACAAATGCAGACTATTAATGCCAAATTGCTTAAAGCCGGATTATCCGATAATAATGGCTATTCAAAGAAGCAAAGAGAATTACTTGGCCTTGATTATTGGCCTCCAAGAAGATTTGATATGGAATCTAAAATTGGTGATAAGATAACAAAGGAAGATGCAGAAAAGTTTGTAGCACTAAAGAATGCTCATATTAAAAATATGGGAACAAGAAAAAGAAGAACTGAATCTAAGTATTTAGATGTAGAAACAGTAAATCGTTCTATTGTTGTAAAGCCTAAGAAATCTAAAAAGGTTCTTTGGACAGAAGAACAAGATTTTGATATTCTTTGTAATTTTTATGAATTATCAATAGATGAAGCAAGAGAGAAATTCAATAAATCTTATGCTGAAATAGCAGGTAGATTAGAATACATCGTTGATAGCACAGAACCTCAACACCATTCAATGCTTATAGAAGCCTCTAAGGTCATTAACAAGCGTAAGGCTAAGTCGGCCAAGCCGTCAAAACCAAGCCGTAGAGAGCGAAGGATAGCAAGAAAACAGGCAAAATTACAGAAGAGAATTGATAAGATTAAGAAACAACTAAGGAGAGATTAAAATGGGTAAAATAAAAGACCACTATTTCAAAGAAATTAATAGTGATGATGATGGATATGATAAATATTTAGAAGAAATAGAAATAGCAAGAGTGGAGGCTGAATATCATGTAATGTCAGCATATGAAGATATTGTTAAAGAAAGATTAGATGGTGTTCCACATGATGATAAAGCATTATTAGAGATGGTAGCATTTCATAATATAGAATTTCATGATGCTATTTGGCATGCTTCAACTAACATACTACCGGCTTTAGAAGTTCAAGTTGTTATTGATGCAAAGAATGATTGTTATGTTTCATCCGGTTCATCCGGTTTTGTTGATTTTGGTTCTGTTCCTAAAGGAATGAAAATGCCTGTTAGATGTTGGATTCATACACACCCATTCGGTAGTGCTTATTTTAGTGGAACAGATATTAGCACAGTATCTATTTGGCAACCATTGATGGAAACTGCTTATGTTTTAGGTGGCAAAGGCCACTATGGTTTTTGGGAAAACGATAAACCTAAACAATTAGATATTTATGTTAATCACGAATTAGAAAGAACCCAAACATGGAATCAATATGGAAATGAAGAGGAATGAATATGTATAATAAAAGAAAACAAAAGAAAAGAGAATATGGAGAAGTCATTGTAGATGAAGAACCTAAAACTCTTCTTGAAAGACAAAGAAGGCATCAAGAAAGACACCCTAATGATAAAAACATTAGAAGGGAAGATAGAGGCATTACTTGGTCTAAAGAAACAGAAAGAGACAAAAGACTGAAACAGTTTTACAAAACTCATACATCAGTATGGGTTTCCGAAACTGCAAGAGGTTGGGTTGCTTTACCATCGGAGGAAGAGTAATGAGGGCTATTGGAGATTATTGCATAATTAAACTTGAGAACTCAACTTCTTCAAGTGGTATTCAAATTAAAACTGATGGAAGAGGGCTTGTTGTTTCATGTCCTAAATATCCCGAATTAGAAGGACAAGAAGTTCTATTTGATGATAGACATAGATTCCCAACACATGAAGATATGATTTTTGTTCCAACAGAAAACTTGTTGGGAGTATTTTCTAAAACAAAACAAACTAAGTTGGTGAAAGAATGAAGGAAATAAATATTAATTCATTACCATTTACGGAACAACAATGGAGTTTCATAATGAAGATGAGAGACGACCTAAATATGACAACAAATGAGATTCTTGTTTATTTACTACAAGAAGGAATTAAAGAAACACAATATAGGAGAGGAAAGAATGATACTGAATGATAGAATAGAAGTTAAAAAGAAATTGTTAGAAGGAATTAATTTAGTTGCTAATACAGTAAAACCTACACTTGGCCCACAAGCCAAAACAGTTATACTGCAAGGTAATCCACCCATTATTATTAATGACGGAGTTACCATTACAAAGTATATTTCTCATGAAGACCCGTATGTTCAAATGGGAATACAATTAGTTCAAAACTTAGCAAGTAAAGCACAAGATAATTCGGGCGATGGAACAACTACCGCTTGTATTTTAGCACAGGCTTTTTGTAATAATTTAGTTGATTTTGGAGAAGATATGTCAATTCATGATTTTAATAACTTAATTAGCGATTTAAGAGATACGATGATTAATTATTTAGATACTTATGTTGTTGAAGTAGAAAACGACGATGTTCTTAATGTTGCTACAATAGCGGCAAACAATGACAGGCATCTTGGTAGTCTAATTAAAGGAGCAATTGATGAAGTAGGAAGAGACGGTATTATCACCGTTGAAGAATCTAATAATTATAATACAGAAATTGAGATTAGAAAAGGTATGGAAATCAATGAAGGCTATCTAAGTCATTTGATGTGCAATACTGAAAATGGCCGTGTTGAGTTTGATAATCCATTGGTGTTTATGTCTAATGTTTCTATTAGAAAGTTTAGCGATATTATGCCACTATTAGAATTTAGTTCAGCAAACAACCGGCCTCTTGTTATTTTCTGTAAAGGGTTTGATGGTTCAGCCATGAATAATTTAGTTATGAATCTTTTACAAAAGACTATTCAATGTGCAGTTGTCCTTTCACCTAATTTTGGTGATGAACAAATAAATGAATTAGGAGATATGGCTTGTGCATTAGGTGGAAGAGTTTTTGTTGAAGAAAGCAAAGACGACCCTAAAGTTTTCACTCTTTTAGATTTAGGAACTTGTAAGAAAGTATCTATTACCAAAGAATCAACTACCTTTATTGGAACAAATGAAGAAAAAGAATATGAGATTCTAAGTAGAATTGAAACGCTTAAGAAACAGGCTAAAGATACTAAAGGACATCAAGTAGCAAGAATCAAAAACAGAATAGCAAAACTTAGCGGGGGAGTTGCCACAATTAGAATTGGTGCTTCTTCATCTATTGAAATGCGAGAAACTAAAGAAAGACTTGATGATGCTTTACATGCAACAAAGGCCGCATTAGAAGAAGGAATTGTAGTTGGTGGAGGAACATTATATGCTAAATTAGCAAAAGACGATACTTTACCGAAGTGGTTCACATATTCTTTAAAACAACCAATGCTAACATTGATTGAAAATAGCGGTGATGTTTCATCAAAATTAGAAATTGATGTTTCTTCCGGTATGGGCTACAATGCTCTTACTAATAAGATAGAAAACTTAGAAGAAGCAGGAGTCTTTGACCCATATAAGGTAGTTAAGAATAGTTTCTTGGCGGCATTATCAATAGCATCTTTATTCTACTCAACAGATGTAGCAGTATTATTGCCGGAGGCTTAAGTATGGGATATAGAGAAATGAAAAACTTAGCGTGTTATATTGCTACTAATATTTATGATTGGGATAAGCAAGATATAGAAGATATGGTAGAACAGGTAGGTTGTATTGAAACCGTAGTTGATTTTCTTATGGCATATGAACACAGATTCGGTGTTGATTTGAAAGATAAAATTGAATGGGCGTTATTGTCGGAGGCTTGATTATGGAAAAAGAAATCGTAAGAATGACAACTGTTTATTCCGATGGTTCAATGATTATTCTTGTTAAAGACGGGAATGTATTTAGAATTGAACGGAGGAACAAATAATGGACTGTTCAAGATGTAAAAGGCGTATAAGACCAACAGATGCTTATTATGTAAGACGATACGGTGTATGTGAGAAGTGCATAAAGGTGATGAGAAAATGAAAAAGAAAGCAATAACAGTTAATTTACCTGCTCCGCATAAAGCAAGAGTAAAGTGTCCTATTTGTTTAGGAAACAAATGTAATGTCTGTAAAATGACAGGTGAATTAGCAATAGAAGTTGCTCCTAAAATACCTATTCAAAGAGCGCATATCATAAAATATGTTGCTGAAAACATACATGAAGTTGCTCAAGAATTAACTCTTAAGTGGGGATTAGTTCCTAAAATAAATACTAAAGAAGTTATAGAAGTAAATAGCGGTCAATATGAAGTGGTTCAAGTTTCTTCATTAGGAGGCGCATGTTGGATAGTTAATCGTATTGATGAATTAGATACACCAAGATACTTTACATCAAGACAGGATTTAGATAAATTCAAACAGGGGTGGCTAACATGACAGATGGATTAGAAGTTATTGGAACTATTATCCGTGATGATAGCATGGAATGTAAAATTAAAAGAGGTAAATACAGGAATATTGAAGTCTTGGATATTCGCTGGTTTAAAGATAATTTACCAACAATGAAAGGTGTTCGGGTGAACATGGAAGAAGCAAAATTATTATTACAAATATTAGGGAGAGAGATAGAATGAAAAGAATAAGCGTAGTTCAAGCCAAAAAGAGTTTGAAGAAAGCAAACGAAGATAGACAGTATGGACATGGTTCAGTAGATTTATTCATTAACTGTTCAGCAGATTTAATGGATTTATTTGCACAGTATTTGGAAAGTCAAATGACTGTTCCACCAAGAAAAGGGGCAGGAAGTAGAGTTCAAAGACTTCATGTTGAATTAGCATACAGTAGATTTTACAAAACATTAAGAGATTTTATGGATAAAGGAGTTGAAGAAGATGAACAATAAATTATTTTTAATAACAACAAATGATAAGAAGTTTGATGAATGGGCTAAGAAACAAAAGAAAGCACTTAATGATGTTGAATTAGAACATTTTAATATGGGATATGCAGGTATCGCTAAAGGTAATTACTTAGCAAGAGCCTCTTTTGTTTGTTATTGGGAGATTTATTCCCATAACGATTTAGCAAGATTAGCACCTGCTATTACTCAAGCAACTTTTATTCATATGATGCACCGCTTTATTGAAAGAGGCAACCAAGAAGAAATACATACTATACAACAAATCATGGCTAACTTCTTGAGATTGCTTCAAAGATTAGATGGGGAAGAATCAAATGAAGAAGAATGAATGGATTTACTTAGCAAATGCTATGTGGACATATGCTGAAAAGCATGACGGGAAAATCAGTAGCCTGTTAAAAGAACTGATAAAAAATATAAATGAAAATATGGAAGTGATTATAGATGACATGGGAACGAATGGCAAGGTTATTAGAAGCGAGCGATACTCTAACACCAACGCAACAGATAAAAATGATAGGAAACGCTCTTGAGAATTTTGAAAATAAAGGATTAGTATTATCTATTTTAGATAAAGATAACCTTACTGCTAATAACTTAGGTTTAGCAAAGGCTAAGAAATGGTTAGCGAAGATATTTGATGTATTTGAAAGTGAAATAGATGGACTGTTAGCGGCTCATAATGATTTAGGAGATGCGATATATTATCTTGATGTTTCAGCAGAAACAGAAATAAAAGACGGTATGCCTTTACTAAGTGCTAAACTAATATTGGAATTTAATTGTGGTAAAATTGATTCCGATGTTTTTACAAATGTAGAAACGGCTTTAGTCGGTATGTCTGCTAATGGCCGAAGATGGTTCATTAGGTATCTTCTAAGAACACCAAGAAACGGTATCAATAGAGGAACAGTCACGAAAATTATGGCTCATTACTACAAGAAGAAAGTTAAAGAGGTTAAGAAACACTTGAACTTTAATTCTATTGAAGTAGTTTGTTCTGCCTATGAAAGAGGAATAGAACCTCCATGTAATTTAACACACGGAAAGTTTGTAGCACCTATGTTAGCAAAAGAAGTGCCTATGAATAAGTGGCCAACTAACTTTGTTGTTGATTACAAGTATGATGGTAATAGGTATCAAATTCATATTGAAGATGGCAAGGTAATGATTTTTAATCGTAAGGGTAAATTGGTAACAGTTCAATTCCCCGATATTGTTTTATTATGTGCAAAGTATGATATTAAGAACGCAATACTTGATGGTGAAATATATCCAATAAAAGATGATGGAACACCTGCACCACATAAACTAATGGCTACAAGAGTTCATTCTAAGAATCATTTAGAAGCGGCAGAAAAGGTAAAGGTTGAATGGGTTATCTTTGATTGTCTTATGCTAAACGATGAAACTATTATGGATTTACCATACAATGAAAGGCTTGAGAAGATGAAAGATTTACCGAATCAAGCGCACCGAATAACAGAAGGCGATATTATGGCTTTTTATCATCAAGCAATTAATGATGGTTTTGAAGGTATTATCGTCAAAGATTCTTCAATGGCTTATGAAGCAGGGAAAAGAAGTGTTGGTTGGGCTAAATACAAACCACCACAAATTAATCTTGATGTAGTTATATTATCTACTAAGTATGGAGAAGGTAAAAGAGCAAATGTATTCGGCACATTTGAATTAGGAGTAAAGTCCGACAATGGTTATCAAAGCGTTGGTTGGTGTGGTAGTGGTTTTTCCGATGAGGATTTAATCACACTAACAAATACGCTAAGAAGAAATGTTGAGAAATTTGAGAATGGGCAGTTCTTTGTTTCACCTGTTGTAGTTTTAGAAGTTAAGGCTGATTTAGTTTCAAGAGATGAAAAGGACAACTTAGGCTTAAGATTCCCAAGATGTGTTAGAATTAGAGATGATAAGTTTGTTGCGGATATTAATACCTTAGAAGATGTGGAGAGATTAGAATGAAAGGTGCATCATGGAATACTAAATACATGACAGATATATTTGGTAGAAGTATAAAGATAAGTGATTTATCAATGAACCAAACTAATCGTGAAATTAGGAATATCATGAGAAGAATAAGAACTCAATATGTTCATCTTCTTGGTTTATATCAAAGAAGATTTATTCTTTTACATCAACAAGGCGAAACAAACTATCAAAGAAAAGATGCCAAAAAGAAGATTGCTCAAACTTTAGGTATGCTTGAGAATGATAAATACGCTCTTGACGACCAAAGACATAAGCACATCATACTAACTGCTCTTAATTTTATAGAGAATGGAAATGATGATATTGGCTTAATTAAAGCAGTATTACAACAGGCGTTAGAACCAATGGAAGAGGAATGATTATGATTCAAGCAGGAGAAATGACAATTATTGATACCATAACTTATAGATGTATTAAAATTGATAAAGAAGGTTATGCTCATCTTAAAAATATATTACATGAGCAAGGCAGACCTAAATTAGTATTACAGAAGTATTGTCCTTATATCAAAGATAATGCAATTGTTATTCCGGAGAAACCACAAATACCAAAACATAAACCAAAAACAAAGGTGAATATAACAAAACTGTTTAAGGAAAATACAGATTTACAAGTTTCTAATCAAGCAAGGTATTTCGTGGGTGAATGGGTTGAAACGGCTTTATGCAACTTAATAGCCAACGCAGAAGAAAATGCTATAAGCAGGGGCGATAGTCGAATAACTGCTGCACATTTCTTTTGGTTAGAAACAAATACTGCACCTAATGGATATTGGCCGTCAAACATGGAATACATGAAGGAATGATTATTATGTTCAATGACCTTCATATTCAAGAATGGATAGAAAGTCATGGAACGGCTACGAGTTTTACATTTGTAGTATTTGGGGATTTGAAAGAAGAAGAAGTGGAACTGTTGATTAAGGGAGTAGTTATTCATCTTCAACAGATTAAGAAATACTCGGAAATGGCAGTATTTTTTGACCCAATAGATGAGAAGCAAGCGGTTGCTTGGAATACTTATCAAGGAACAAGTTTAGCGTTTATCTTTGCAGGAGACGCTTCGGAAACAGAAAATACCATCAAAGGAATAATCTTAGATGGGCTAAATTTTCTTAGATACAAATGCGAATACTTAGGAATAAAAGTAAGTGAGAATTATGTTTAGTAAAGATATGTTAGTAGGAATTTTATTATCATGTGCAAAAGTTCAGTTCAAGATTATTAGAACAGATGAATTAAAGATTGGCTACAAACCAATAATAGGTTTGGCCATAAGAGGAAAGGCTAAGTTTCTACATGGTGTGCAACGGTCTTTGTTGCATTGGGGAGTATATTCTTCTTATCACAACGAAGAATCCTCTTCAAGACCAAAACCAATAATGTATATTAGCGGGATAAGGAATCTTGAGAAAGTAATAAATAACATTCCCGACAATTTAGAAAGTCGTCAAGGAGAGTGGACTACGGTTGATACGGTAGTTAAAATGTTGGTGAACAAAGAACATTTGACACAAAAAGGATTAGATAAATTATTAGAATTAAAAGGGGTAATTTAATGGGATTAACAACAATGAATCAAAATAGAGCAATTTTAATAACAGGCAAAATAGGAACAGGAAAATCAACTCAAGCATTAACATTAGTAAAAGAACCAATGATTGTTTTTGCTAATGATATTAATATTGATGTAGGTTCTTTTCCTATGGAAAATGGTATTATCATAGAAGATGTTCACTATAAACCTGATAAACAAGCAATTCTATTTATTTTAAGGAATTATAGAGGACAAATTGTATTAACTTCTATTAATGAGAAATCCGTTCCCAAAGAAATAAAAGATATGTGTCGTATAAAACGGGCAGGTTCTTATAACTTTCTTGAAGAGTCAATTAAATCAATTGCCCCTAATTCAGAAAAACCGTTTTCTTTTGAAAGAGATACCTATTCCCTCGTAAGGGGCTACCTGAAGGAGAGAGATAGAGATTTAGTTGCTAAGTTATTAGTTTATAACAAACCTCCGGACACTCAAATAGTATCTTGGTTAAGTGAAAATATGCACCCGCATAGATTAATCTTTGTTGATGGTGTAGTAAAGAGAAGATGGAGTCAAGACTATTTTTATCAAATGTTAGCCTATGCACATGAAGGCGGTTCTTTTGATAGATTAAATATGCCTAAAAGAAGAAAGTATTCGGTATTACCTAAGTTAGCAAGAAGGCTTGGAGTAAGAAATCCAAGATTATTAAAGCAACTTTGTAAGGATGAAATAGTTGTTTCACAATTCAAAAAGAAACTAAACAACGGGGAATGTCGTCTTTTAGGTTTAGGTGAAAAAAGAAAAAGAAAAAAGACAGACCCGATAAGAGCAAAACAAACCTCTTTGGAGGACTATTTATGAAAACAAGAAAATTAATTTATAGAATAGAATCTGTTTTACAAGATAAAGAAATGACTTGTAGGCAGATAATGGATGAATTAAATAAAGAAAATTCAAGGAAGCGCAGTTCTTCCAATAGGTCATATTCATTTACCTCAAATCAAATTGCACAACTACTTAGAAATAAAAGATTTGAAAAGATTGGAAAATGTAAAATAAAAGATGTTAATATATGGAGGAATAAAAATGTTATGGACAGAAAAATACAGGCCAAATAAGTTAAATGACTTAATAGGACAAGAACACTTTAGTTTAGACGCTAAAACATGGATAGAAGAAAGAAACATGCCTAATGTTTTAATTCATGGAAATCCGGGAAATGGGAAAACAAGTGCTTCTTTAGTATTAGCCAAAGAAATACTTGGTGAATCTTTTATTGATAATTATATAGAAGTAAATGCTTCCGATGATAGAAGATTAGAAACAGTAAGAACAACAATAAAGAATATTGCTCAAAGTGCAACAATAGGTGATGCACCATTTAGAATCGTATTATTAGATGAAATGGATGGAATGACTAATGATGCTCAAAATGCATTGAAAAGAATTATGGAAAGATATTCAAGTAATATAAGATTTATTATTACTTGTAATGATAGAAATAAGATTATCTTTGCATTACAAAGTAGATGTGCCAACTATCATTTTAAGCCATTGAGTAATGAATCATTATTGGAAGTAATACAATCAATTCTTCAAAAAGAAGGTATAACTCGTTTTGAAACCAATGATTTGAACTCCTTTATATATGCTATGAACGGTGATATGCGGAGGGCGATTACAGAATTACAGGCCGCAAAAGCAAGTGATTCTTCCCTCAAGGCACAGGTGGATAACAGTTTAGATGAATATAGCAAAATACTAATGAAAATAATTGATAAACAGGCAGATTCTTTACAGGCAATACATAACTTACTTTACGATGGATATACTATCCGTGAAATTTGTATTGGCTTGCATGACGCAGTATTAATTGCTGAATTAGATAGCAATTTGAAATTTAAAGTCCTTAGAACGATAGGAGAAAGTGAATGGCGTTCAACCACTATGACTCCTAAAGTATTAGCCTCATGGTTAATTGGCCAACTATCATAGAATTGAACAAAAACAAAAACAAAAAAACAAAAAATAGGAAAGTGAAAAATATGAATGAAGATATGAAAGCAGAAGTGATTAAAAGCGCACAATATATTGGTTTGAGCGAAGAAGAAGCGTTAGCAAAATTCGTTGAAGTTTGCGAAGAAAACGGAATTGAAACAACCGCCCCAATTGCTAAAGGTGTATGGAGAAACTATGTTGCGAATGTTAGAAGAACCCAAGAGGGAGATTCAAATAATAACAATAACAACAGTAATGATTCTTTTTACAAGGCAGCATTTGGATTCTTTGTTGCTTTAGAAGAACCAAGAGATATGATGGCGTGGAACAGAATGAAAGCAAAAGAAGAGTTTATGCGTGATGCTGATAATGCCCTTGAAAAAGGAATTGTAGCAATAGCAAATGAAAACGCTTTAGGTAAGTGGGTTATTTCCCGTTATCAACATGGAGAATATGAAGAAAAAACCATTTCATCTCTACCTGCGGGAGCAGAAGAAACAGAAGATGGCCGATATTATGTTCCTTTAGATAACACGCCCGTTTATATGAATGGCGGAAAGAATGCACAATACGGAAAACCACTACCACCACAACAAATGAGAAGAAGCGGTATATTTTATGGTTCTGTTGGAACAAGTGAAATGAAACCTTATTTCTTTTCTTATAAGAATCAAGGCGGAGTAGATTTTGCACCTAATACATTTGAATGGGTGCATTTCCTTTGTGTTGCTAATGATGCAGGAACAGATATTTATGGGGCTAAAGATTTAACATTCAATAGCCTTTCATTAAATAGTGAAATGAGTCCGGACAATGAATTATTTAGGGATATGTCTAACTTTGACTTTGAAGATTGTCTAAGAAATAACTTTGGTTCTCATCTAACTCCACTTATGGAATTAGATAGAGCGCATATTCAAAGACAGGAATTACCTTCTAAAGAAAGATTTGTAATTACAGATGGAACAGTCACTAATATGAATATGACTCCAACAAAGAACGGTAATAGAATTATCAATATAACAGATATTGATTATGAATTGGATTATTCCGATGGTTCGGGAATTGTCACTTGTTGGATTCCCCCACATTTGAATATTGATTTCGGTATTCAATCATCAGTTATTATTGTTGGCCGAACAAGCCAAAGAACAACCGATGAAGGAGTTGAACCAACAACAATTAATGCTTCGGGTATTTATTGCACCCTAAAGCATGGTTCAGCCGTTGAAGTTTCCCAACCCGTTGAGGATAACTTTGATTGGTTTTGATTGATTATTCAATCATTGTGTAGTCGTTGGCGTTAATGACGGTCATATAGGTGCGAAGCCTATATTTAAGGAGAAATTATTATGATAAGAATTTTTAAAAATGCACTAAAAACAGATAGAGCGTTTATTCACTACGATAAAATCCAACACATTTCATGGAACTCAAATGGAGTGTTAGGTATGGAATTGAAAGTGTATTCAAGCGCAGGAACAATAATCCAATATTTAGAACTTGAAGACCTTGAAAGGTTTTTAGATTCTTATGTTCGTGATTGGTTAGGAGTAGGGGGATTTACCTATGAATGAACTAAAAGAAGATAAGTATTTAATAAAGACCAATAGTTATATGATTGACTTGTCTAAAGTAGATTTTATTACTTGGAAAGAAAATGACAAGAAAGAAAATACCTATTGGGCTAAGTTCCATATTGGAACTAAAGAAGCAAGATATGTTTGTAATAATATTGAAGATTTAAAAACAGTATTGGAAACATGGTCTAAACTTAATGGAAAGAAAATAAATATAGAAGATGAAGATATAATAGAGGAATGGTGATATAATGAGTTTAACAAGTAAGAATAAACAACCGGCAGTAGCGAATGAAATGATAGAGAACCAAAGAGTTGTCGCATTTCAGGATAAATTAAAGAAACAAACAGAAGGTAGATTAGCAAGAAGTAATCGTTTAGTTTGTGGTATTTGGGGAGAACCCAAAACAGTCAAAAGTGGATTAGCCCTTGATTTCCCTAATAAACAAATTTATGTTTTAGATTGGGATAATGGTTGCGAACCTACATGGAGACAAAACCATGAGATGACTGAAAGAATTACTTTGTGGAATCCCGAAGTAAGAAATGAAAATGGCGAATTAGATATTCAAAAGTCGGAAGCAAATTCCGAAGATTTTGTTTTATTCGTTAAGTCTAAAATAGCAGAAGGAGAAGATGTTTTGTTTGTATTTGATGGAGTAGATAAGTGGCTTGACTGTTGCACATTAAATGTGACCGGAAGTTCTAAAATCGGCAAACCACAAAAGATGAAGTTTGAATGGGGCAAAAGAAATGCACCATTTTATTCTCTATTGATGATGTGTAAGAATTTAGATTGCGACCAAATCTACATTACTCATGCTAAAGCAGATTATGGAGCAACAGGAGAAGTAATTGGTTCTAAACCTAATTGGCACAATTGGGGAGATTATATGTTCCAAATTATTTCAACAAGAAGAACTCGCAAGAAAAACGATGTAGTGTATAAGGCTGAATTACTAAGTAGTAAAACCAATACTGCACTTGTCGGTAAAACTTGGGAATCATTAACTGTCGGAACAGGTAAAGTTTCTTGGACAGGTATTCCCGAATTGCGAGAGGGATTGATTTGAAATTTACAATAGAAACAAATGAACTAAAGAACGGATTAGAGAGTGTCCAAGTTAAAGGAAAGGGAACAACTAATAATGGATTTGGTAATACCAATCTTGGAACATACGCTCTTTTAGAAGTTAAAGATAATAATTTGAGTATTTGGAATGGAAACCAAACTTTCTTTGTATCACTAACTATTCCATTAGAAGGTGAATCCGAAGAAGGCATTTGCTGTCTTGATAGCGCAAATGTTCTTCCTTATTTGAAATCATTTTCTAATGAGATAACATTTTCAGTTGGTGATTTTATTACCATTACAAGTGGTGATTCAAAGAAGGCTTCAATACCTTTAGTTGTCAATCACCCTCAAATTCAACCATTAACAAGAATTAAGGGAATGCTAAGTCATGTTAGATATGAAGTAAATCCGAATAGACTATGGACTTTCGGCAAAGGACAATTTGAAACTGCATTTACTATTACACACGCACAATTACAGAATGCACTTAAAGCATGTGAATTGGTTAAGAGTGGCATATACAAGTTAGATAAGAATGAAACAATAACACTTTCAACAAGACAAAGCATTACTAACAAGTATGAAGAAACGCTAACTCCGTTGTTTATTACTAATCCAAATGAAGGGGCAACTATTGAATTTAGTAGCCCTCTTTATGCTTTCTTTGAGAAAGACCAAATGTTAAACATATACATGAAAGATGAATTTCCGCTTTTGATAGTGGCTAATGATAGAATACTATTGAAAGCACCACATATAGGTGCGTGAATATTAATGATAATAAGTAAGATGAATGATGGTAAAAGAATCTATAAATCTTGGAGAGAGAACGGTGAAAAGAAGTTTGAAATGGTGGAAGTTAAACCTTATTTTTATGTTAAAGAAGATGAGAAAGAACCTTCCAAGTATAAGGCATCAAAGTATATTGATAGAGACTTTGAGTATATTCGTGGTGATTGGGTTAATATTGATAATGAGCCGTTAAAGAAAGTTGTAGTTGATACTTCTTTTGATATTAGAAAGGCTAAAGATATGTTCAAGAAAACCTATGAGGCTGATGTGCCTTTTCACTTTAGATATGCAGTTGATGAAGTAAAAGAAATGCCGGAGTATAAAATGCGTAAATGGTATTGGGATATGGAATGGCAACAAGGCGGAGAATATCACGATTGTATTACTACTATTGTAGTGTATGATAATTATGAAGAGAAGTATCATCAATGGGTATGGTTTCCTGAAAAGGCAATGCGTAAAATTATGCACACTTATCCTCTTGGGAATGCTAAAATATTCACTAATGAAAAAGACATGCTTGAAAACTTTATGACAACAATGGTTGTAAAAGACCCCGATATGTTAATTGCATGGTTCGGTCATTTTGCAGATATACCTAAGTTATTAGAAAGAACCTGCGCTCTTGGTCTTAATCCACAAATAATGTCGCCAACAGGACACATTAAAGGTATAAAGAAAAAGAAAGATAGTTTTTCCTTTGCATATGGTGAAAAGGGTTTTAGCCCTATTGAACAACCTATTAATGGAAGAATTACTTTATCTTTAGATTTAGCATTTGAAAGACAATGGAATGATTCACAAAGAGGAACATTACCTTCTTTGTCTCTTGATTATATTGGTGAAACAGTTCTAAACAAGAAGAAACTTGTCTCGGAGAAGTTTCCCGATACAAATGAATTTTATCGCAGGGCTTGGTTAGAAGATACTCAAACTTATCTTGACTATGCTATACAAGATGTAAAGTTGATAGTCGAGATAGATGAATCAAACTATTGTAGTGAAGCAATATTATCACTACAAAGATTACTAAAAGCACCATTTGATGCTTGTTTCTACGCTTCTCACATGGGTTCTATTTACTTTATGAGAAATGCTTGGTGGAAATGCAAGACAGGAAGTAAAGTAGAGAAAAGAGAAACTTATGAAGGGGCTATGATATATGACCCTTTAAGTGAACAAACTCAAGGATTACATCTTAATGTTGCGGCTTTTGATTTTGCAGGTCTATATCCTTCAATGATGATAGCAAGAAATATATCTTGGGAAACCATTAGTGAAGAACCAACAGAATTTGCAGTTAATATTCTAACACCAAGAGATTTTAGCCCCGTTGAAAAGAAACATATGTTGTATTTTAAAACAGATGAATTAGGACTATTACCAAGAGCAGTATTAGAATTAAAAGAGTTAAGAAATGACTATAAGAAAAGAATGAAAGCCTCTAATGATAGTGGCGAGTATCAAAAATGGCATAATAATCAAATGGCAGTAAAGCGTTTAATGGCTTCATTTTACGGAATTATTGCCTTTCAAGGATTTGGTTGGGCTAATGTTAATTTAGCGGCTTCTATAACGGCAAGTGCAAGAGAGGCTATTAGATTAGCCGCATTTAAGGCGAAGGAGATGGAAATATGAGTGGTATAACTTTAAGGACTTATATTTTAATTAAGGACTTATTACCCATGAGTGAAGCATTAAGTTTTACAGAAAAAGAAGCCCTCGTTCTTTTAAAATATAAAGAAGTTAGAGAAGGGCATTCCCATATTTTAGAGAAAGAAATAAAACAATCTCCTATTCATTCAAGAAATTGGGTGGTTTGGAAATGCCCTGTTCAATTAGAAGATAATAAGTTAAAACCTGCTGGTAGAACACCAAAAGAAGGTTGCGGTCAATATAATATTATGTCCACTAAGCATGGTGAACATAAATTAAAAAATGGTATTTTTCAATCATCGCCTTGTGAAAAGTGCGGTAAAAGAACTCGGCAAAATGGTTTGTTTAAGTTTTTTAGTTCTCAAATCCAAGCACTAAAATACGCACAAAATAAAAATAAGGAGTTAGAAGTATGAAATGTAAAACACCACTAAGATGTAGGCCGGAATTTGAAGGCAAATACCATTGTAAAAGATGTGCCGAAGAAGCAAGAATTGAGGCTGAAAAGTTCTTGGATTTAATAGATAAGAGATGATAATATGAACACACACATTAAAAGATGGATAGATGAATTAGTTTTATCCCTTGATATTGGCGAAGAATTTTTCGCTATGTCAATAAAAGAAAAACTAATTGAAACAAGAGGAACAACATTTGTTTGTGATAATGCCGCTATTGGTTGGTATTTGAATAGACAAAAATATGTTGAGCCTATTAAAACATCTAAAGGAAGAAAGATTTACAGGAGGATTAAACATGAGAACTAAAATTGTAAGTGTAAAGGTATCGTATGATACCGAAGAAACATGGGATATTACTTTAAAAGAAGTAAAGGAGATATTTCAAATGATGAATAATTTAAAGCGTAATGCGGTCATTATTGATATTGAGCAAGGAGCGAATAAAAATGATGATGGACAAAACAAATGAATTATTAGAAGAATTGCTGGCTATGATAGCAAAATCAAATAAGATATTAATGATGGTAAATATCGTGAACATAGCGACCATTATAACAATTATGACGGTGATAGTATGAATGATATAGATAAATTACAAAAAGAAATAGAAGGATTAAAAAAGACAATCAAGGGCTTACAAAAAGACTTAGATGTATTATTTGAAATAAATACTGCTAAGTTAGAACGAGCAGTATGCGAAATGCAAGAATATCTTGGAGAAAATAGAGACTTTTATGTTATTAATAAGATAAATGCACCAACAAGGGTGGGTATGAAATAATGAAAGTAGTTTATGGACATACTGATTCTATTTATGTTCAAATAGATTCTGTTGAAAAAGCGCAGACGGCTATCAAGGAGATAGAAGAAAGCGTAAGAGAACACTTTCCAAATGTAATGGGATTAGATGAACACCCCGTAGTATTAGAGTTTGAAAAGTATTTTTCAGCATTAGGTGTCGGAACTGTTAGAAATAGAAATGCGGGTTTGGTGTCTTGGGAAGATGGAGAATGGCTTGATGAGCCTAAATTCAGCATGACCGGATTTACTGCCAAAAGAGTTAGTGAAACTAAGTTGGCTAAAGAAGTTCAAACAGATGTATTGAAAATGTGGGTAAATCAAAAGTCACAAGCAGAAATAGTGCAATTTCTTTACTCTAAGTATGCCGATGTTTTAGATGGAAAGTTAGGACTAACGCCTCTTATTAAAAGAAGTAGATTAAGAACTAATAGGCTCATGGTTAAATGTCCGGATTGTAATGCTAAATATCATCTAAAAGAATGTTTAGAATTAGAGCATTCTGTATGTAGTAAATGCGCTACACATACAAAGAAATTCACAACTCTTGAAGGTAAAAAACCGACAATAGGTTCGGGTATCGCAGGAGTTATTTATGCTTGGAGTAAAGATACTGAATTTGATGATTCATATATCTTTATGAAAGTATTAAACAATAGTGAGTATTATATTCACCCTTTAACAAAGGAAAGAAAAGTAGTTGAGTATGTATCATGCACAACTGCGAAGGAGTTTGAGGGTTGTAATCCCGACCTCAAGCACTATGCCGAACAAGTAGTAAAGAAGGCCGAGCCTATTTTTAGTGCGATGGCATGGGATTTAACATCAATAAGAACGGGAACAATACAAAGAAGTTTGGAGGAATGGTTTTGAGAGAAGATGAAATATTATTAGAAAGAGAAAGATTAGAAGAGGTAAGAGACGGTTTATATTTAGATTATAAATCCGAAAAAGACGATTATGAACAGTTTAGAGATTATACTTTTGAAGAGTATTTAGTTTTTTTATACGACCATATGTGCGCTGAATTAAGAGCGTCATTTCAAGAAATTAAACAATTACAAATAGACAGGTGATAATATGAATACAGATGAGAAATATAAAGCAAGAATAGCAAGCATGCAGGATTTTACATATAAATGGGAATGGGAAAATTTTGATGACCCATCTAAACCAATATTGAAGATTAGTAAATCTTCTTTAGGTTCATTTAATTGGTGTCCTAAAAAGTATCAATTTAATTATATTGAGAGAAGGCCACAAGACCAAACCGAAGCCATGCGTAAAGGAACGGTATTACATAATCATCGTGAAGATTTCTTTAATGATTTTGATATTAAAAAAGCCGAGAATATGAATAATAGTGAAGTCTTAGAATATTGCACAAGTTTAATGCCCGTTGATGATTATTTTGACATTACATTAAATGTGGCGGCATTTGAAGCACAACGATTTATTGAAGCAAAATCTGAAGATAAACTACATGAGTTTCTTCCTATTGTTAATGAAGAAATGTTTGATACAGAAATAGTTATTCCAATTGGCCCATATAAAGGCGGAGCATGGAATAATTATCAAGAATTTACTCTTAACAGACCATATACGGTTAGACTTCAAGGTATTATTGATAGAATATTTATAGAAAATGGTAATTTAATTCCTTTTGAATATAAAACAGGAGGTTGGAAAGATTACAAAACAACTTCTATGCGTCAAGAAATGGCGTTTTATCAACTAATGATAGAGAATTGTAGTGAAGAAGTTTTGGCTAAACATGGTTTAAACAAAGATATGAAGGTCACTCATTGGGGTTGGTATTATCCTGCGGCTAATCATATTACAGTTGAAGAAGTAAAGAAAAGGTCTATGACTTCTGTTAAACTAAATATTGCTAAACTGATAAAAGCATATGAAATAAAAGAATTTACACCAACTTTCTTTTACAAGATGTGTGCTTCATGCTCTTATTTTGGTATTTGTCCTGCGGCTCAAGAAGACACATGGGGTTGATAAAATGAATACTAATGTAATAGAATGTAAATTATGTAATGAAAAAATGATGGAATTTGAAAGTAATAATCCACAACCTCTTCTTGAGAATTTTGAAGATAGAGTATGTAGAGACTGTAATGATTATGTTACTGCAAGTAGAATATTACTTAGAGGATTAGACCGTGAAGCCCATGAGGGAGTTTGTTCTATAATAGCATCAGTTATACAAATGGCTAATTCATTAAAACAAAGCAGACTACAAGCATATGAACAATTAAAGGAGAGGGAAGAATGAAAGAACTAATTAAGAAAAAAGTTTTATCTAAACAATGGTCTTTTGTTGAAGTTAGCGATTTAGCAACTTCTATTGGTTCTTTAGCCAATGATATTTACATAGAATTGTCTCTTCAAGAAAGATTTGAATTGATTAGAGATATTAGAATAAATGAAAATATGGTAGGAAGAACTTACGAAGATATGTTTAGAGATATTGGATTAATACAAATACAAGCAGATGTAGCGGAAGTAATTAAACAGATGCTTAATACTGCAACAGTTAATTTTGGAGGTAATAACAATGAAGTTTCCGAGAATGGTTTGGGCGGGGAGTCAAGTAAAAAACGCTCCGCAAATGAAAAGAAAAAAGATGACAACAAAGAATGAATACTTTGAGTTTGTTAAATCTCATAACAACCGAACTAATGTATATACTACCGTTTATGATTTTGAACATTTTACAGAAACTATGCCTGTTGAGGATAGTGTAATTATTGATAGAATCTTTTTAGATTTTGATGCTCATGAAGATAATTTAGATATGGCTTGGAGAGATGTTAAGGTTGTAATGGAAATGGTTATTGAAAATAGTTATTTACATACTTTATTTTTTTCAGGTCGTGGATTTCATTTATTCTTATTTGGTAAGACAACAAAAAACATGAGAAATGTTCAAACCTTATTTAGAGAAATAAAACAATTGTTAGATTTAAAAGTCGGTAAGAAAAATTCATTAGATGAAAGAGTTGGACAGAAAACAAGATTGAGAAGAGTTCCCAATACTGTTAATATGTCCTCTTCCGATGGTAAAGGAAATGCTCGGTATTGCATACCTTTAACAATTGATGACTTACGATTAGATATTGAAGAAATACTAACAATGGCTCTTGAGCCACGCCTTTTACCGTTCAAAAAAAGCGGGAAAAAAGAGGTAGTTTTCCCCGAAGCACCCCCTATTGAGGCTATGGAAGGCTCGGTTTCTGTGCCTTCAACAGTTGGTAATTTGCCTATGTTGCCTTGTTTGCATAATGCCGTTATGGTAGAAAATCCTACGCATTTAGCAAGAGCATATTTGGTATCTTGGTATCGAGATTTATTATCGGGCTATACTGATTTAGTAAATCAAGCAGATAAAACGCAAGTGCATAAATTAGTAGTTGAAGAATTAGAAAGAGTATTTGCTGAATCCGATTCAGTATGGTTGGATTGGGATAAAAGTGAAACTATCAAACATTCTAAATTTACTGTATATAATAATTACAACACCCCTCATTGTGATAAACTGATTAGTGATGGGTTTTGTGTTGGGAAATGTTGGAGGTATTCAAATGCTAATAATTGATTCAAGAGAAAAGTCCAAGTTAGCCGACTTAGTAATGAAAAAGGCAAAAGCCCTATTCATTCCACATGAGAAAAAATGGATTGAGATAGGCGACTATGTTTATGATGATGTTTGCTTTGAAGCAAAATCCACTATTGATTTCATCGGGTCTGTAATGTCAAAAAGGCTTTGGACTCAACTTGATAACATGGATAGACATTACCAAACCAATGTAGTAATCATCTATGGCTCGCTTAGTGAGGCCATACTAAATATAATTGAACATTCCAGCAGTAAATTGCCCGTAGCCGCAAGAAGCGTGATGTTAAACAATAAGTTTCTTGGAGCATTAGGGAGAATAGTATTAGACACGGACATAAAACCCTTTTGGGTAAAAACAGAAGAAGAAGCGGCATCAATAATAACAGCAGTAAGTAAAATGAAACCAAGAACAAGAGAAACAATAGCACCACAAGTATTTAAAAGATTAACAACAGATGATTTAAGATTAGATTTATTAACAAGTATTAAAGGAATATCAGTAAAAAAGGCAAAAGAACTAATAAAGCAATTCGGCTCTATTATGGAAATTGGTGAATGTTCAGTTTTTGAACTGCAAGCAATTGAAGGTATTGGGGAAACCTTAGCCAAAAGAATAATCTCCACATTAAACTCGGAAGAGAAGGTGAAAATATGAATGAAGAATATAATGAAGAAGAATATATGGAAATGCTTGAAACTAATGCAGGTGTTTTCAGTGAAGCCCTACCGAGAGTCGTTAGAGACTTTCAAAAATCAGCAATTGAAGTATCACACTATAATGAGATACCTGCCGCAATAAGTTTCTTTACTATCTTAGGACAGATTTGTAAAGATTTTATTACTATTCCTAACGGAAGAAACCATGAAGATACAAGAATACACTTTTGTTGGATTCAAACTTCAGGAACGGGTAAATCAACTCTATGGAATTTTGTTGGCCCTGTTGCTAATAGAGTATTTAAGAGAATAAATGCACAAAACGCACACCCACCATATTTAAATGAAAACAATATACCTATGAATAGAATCTTTGATACTTTTGGTATTACTGATTATACCGATTCTGTTCTAATTGGTGGTTTTACTAAAGAACAAGATGATGATGGAGAAAATGTATATGAAAGAAATCCGGGCGTTTTAGAAGGAAATGGTTTAGCCCATTGGGATGAATTTGAATACTCCGGTATCTTTAAACAAACTCAACATAAAGAAAATTCAATTGTTTATCTAAACACTTTAATGAACTCATTATCGGGTAATTCTTGGATAATATCAAAAGCATTAACTTCTTTTGGTGGTATGGTTATGGAATGTTTTTGTGAGCGTTCAGTAATTGCTATGACTTACCCTCCAAGTAATCTTAATCAAGTAATGGCTGAAAAAGGAGTATTACAAAGAATGCTTGTTTATTGTTGGGAAGTTCCCGAATTTATCCAACATAAAATGAGACTTGAGCAAATAGCAAAAGCAGGAACAATAGAAGAAGTAAATGCACCAATTGATAAATATGTTGAGGCTTTAATGACTATTTACAACATGACTAAGAAAAGATGGGAAGATGCGAATAAGAACTCCCTTGAAACAATGACATTTACTCCGGACTTTAACCAAGTTTTAACATTAGAATATGAAACATTAAGAAAAATCATGCAAGATGCAAGAGAAGATGTTGCGGTTATTGCAGGAAACTTTACTACTCGTTTAATGAAAATATTGTATAAAATGTCTGTTCTTTGTAGCGTTGCTTCCGCACCATCTATTAACAATGAAGAAGATAGATTCAAAGTGACAGGACATAATGTGCGTCAAGCCGCAACTATTATCAAACAATGCTACATGACATTAGTTGATTGGCTTGAAAGAACCATGAGACAGAAGAAGCGAAGCATCGCAGAAAACAATTTAGAGCCGATTTTCGTCGAAATCTACGATAAGTTAAATAAAGATGATGAGGGATTCGTGAATAAGACCAACCTCTTAACCGAAGTCAAGACCAAAGCAAAGAAGTCAAGGGCGCAGATTTACAGATATTATGAAGTTATTAGACATAAGTTTGCAGAAAAGAAGGAAGGCAGAACAACATATATTAGAATGATAAAAGGTGATGATGAATGAAATGGGAAAATACATATTTAGTTTTTCAAGTAGAAAAAGGGCCAAAAGTAATAATTGACACATTAAATACTTATGGAGATGATGGTTGGGAATGTTGTTCTCAACTAATTGTGGCTAATAAACAGATAGTTTGTTTCTTAAAAAGAAGAACTGACATAGATGAAAAACCTAAAGTAAATAAAGAAGAGGAAAAAATTAGCAAACTTTGGTCTAATGCTGGTGAATAAGTATGTCAGTATTGGCTATTGACTTAGAAACTAAAAATATGTCTTTTGACATAGGCGGTTTTGGTAATACCCATATGTTCCAAGTATCTACTGTTGCTACTTGGGATGGTAAAACCGGAACAGTTTATGTTGATGAGAAAATGGATAGTTTTGCTAAATCCGGCCATATTATTAAATCGTTATCCGAACTAAAATACGACTTAGATGAGCATTTACAAAAAGGCGGGGTTTTGTTAGGGCATAACATTAAGGCTTTTGATTTACCTATATTGAGAGATTCTATGGATATTTATTGCATTAATAAGTATTTAAAAGAAGAAAAATTTATAGATACAAGTCGCATCTTAATGAAAGAACATAAAGAAAGATTCCAACTTAAAAATTTAGTTAAATGCACCATGAATGATGCAAAACTAATGGATAGTGCAGATGCACCTAAATTATGGAAAATGGGTCAATATGATGAAGTTGTTGAGTATTGCATGAAAGATACACAATTAGTCTATGACCTTTGGAAATATGGACAAGATAATGGAATAGTAAAAGCCTTTTCTATGGAAAAGGGAGAACATAAAGAATTGGAGGTTGATTGGTGATGACTGGCTGGGAATGGTTTGGCTTGTTTGTTTTCGTCGTAATTCTTATGCTTCTTTTCTTTGCCGCTTTCGGTGGAACTAATATCACCGATGAAAGCGTCGAAGAATATATGAAGCGTTTGATGAGCGAAGATAACAAAAACAAGTGATTGTATGAGTTTAAAACAAGAATGTCGCTACTGTGGCGAAAAAACAGTAGCGAGAAGGCTATTAGGTTTCTATGTAGGTTCTCCCGAACAAGTAAAATTGTGGGAATGCAGGGCTTGTAATGGAATATGGTCGGATAAAACTAAATGAGGGGGGCTTCGGCCTCTCTCATTTTTTTTTTGGTTTTTTAAAAATCACGATTTTTTGTTCGCTTATTTTGAATCTTGTTCGACTAAATCAAAATCATTTTCTTGAACAAAAATAACTCCGACTTTTTCATTATCGCTTAATAATAATGACATAGTAAAATAGCCAAAAATAAAACTAAGGAAAAATGCGATTAAGTAATTCACCACTAACATTCCAAAAACCTATTTTATCACAATAAGAGTCATATTTATGTTTCATAGCGGCCATATAGCCATTATAAGACAATGGATTATCTCCTATCCAAGAATCAAACCAACCAATATCCCAATGTGAACCTGCTGGGATATTCCAAGTTTCTATATCTTCTTTAATTAAAGTAAATCTACTATCCTTTGCACAATAAGGCCAAACCATATCTATTACATCTTGTGAATTTTCTATAATAGTAATTGAATTAAAACTATGATTATCAATTAATTCTTTATTTAGAAAACCTATTCCTAAACCCGCTACTAATATATCCCCCGTAGCATTATCCCAAAGCCATTTATGTGTATCATATTCCCATTGACTGTCTTTCATAATAGAATTACCAATGCTTAATTTAACTAATGAACATTCCCCATTATCCACTTCTATTTTCCAATTGCCTTTTTCATCTTCGGGTATATTTATTCCTAACATTTTATCGCCTCATGTTAATGTTATTTCTACTGTGTGATATGCAGTTTCCGTTGCTCCTGCGCCATTAACTGCTATTGCTTTATATCTAAAAGTTGCCGTTTGTCCTGCTGATGGACTCGCTCCCCTTGCCCGAATATCAAATATATATACTAAATCAATTGCATAATTGGCTGAAAAATTTAAGGTTAATACGCCCGAATTACCGAGTATTCCCCAATCACCGCTATTTCCTGTTGCTGGATTAAAATTAACATTAGTATTTGATGGATAATCAGTTGAAAGTCCTAATGAATTTTGTTGAGGAAAATTAGGAGTATTATTCGCTATAAACGGAAATTGTGAGATAACTCCACCCCAACCTATCGTCATATTATCAAGTTCATATTGAGTAATACTATTTAATCCGTTAGGGGCTTGTAAAAACATACCAATATTTAAGAGTATTTGGCTTGGTTCGTTATTATTTGTATATGGGCTTGTTTGCCCTGTGACTGCAAGATTCATAAAAGAAATTAATGTGCTTGCAGGTAGAGTATATGCACTTTTTGTTTCTGTTGCTGATAATGCAGAAACAGTAGGTGTGCTTAATAACTGTGCTATTGACTGTGCCGAACCATATGACCTGTTAATAGGTTGAGTGCCAATTTGAAGAAACATATTATTTTGCCAAAATTCAATAGTATTACCTGCACTTGCTCCCCCTGTTGCGCTATCGGAAAAATAAATTTGATTTAAAGTAATTCCCGCAGGTGGAGAACCACCACCACCCGCATTAGCCTCTTGTTCAGCACAAGAACCCGCAATAGCGTTATACAAAGTAATCAAACTCCTAATACAATCCAATCATTACTACCAATAGCAATACAAGTCACCGCATTAAAAGTAGAAACCGTAGCATCCGAACCTGCGCCATTAATATTATTACCATTTCTTCCAACAGTAATATTACCATTTGTTGTGTTTAAAATAGTATAATGTTCCCCATCGGAAGAAGTAGCAGGTAAAGTTACATTTCCTGCACATTTTAGATATGCTCCTGCGTGAGTTGCTTCTGTTAAAGTAGTGGAGGCTGAAACAGAAACCATTGGTAGTCTTGGGCTTCTAAAAGTTCCTCCGGTAGCAACTTCTAATGTTGCAGATGGAGTATTAGTTCCAATTCCAACTTTATTATTTGTTCCATCAACAAATAACATATTTACATTACTATCGCTTTCAACTCTAAAATTTAATGCTTCCCCATTATCATTAATATTAACTTCCGTTGGCATTATAGCCATCCTATTTTTATCATTACCCGCAGTTTCAGTAGTAAATATAAGTGACCCATCTTCATTATTTGCAGTTGTGTCTCTAATACTTGCATACATGGCCGCATACATTATATCGGCATTATTGGCTGCATTTCTTCCTAAAAATTTAATGTGGCCTATTCCATCACTTGCCGCAGGAGAAGCAGAATTTCTATGAAATATTAAATCCGGTGCAGTTGTAGCGGTAGCGTCATCGGATTGTAGCCTTAATGTTTCATCTGTATTACTTGTCATTACATGAAGAGGCGCAACAGGTGTTGCAGTTCCTATTCCTATTCTATCAGTTGAAGCATCAACAACAAACATATTTTGGTTAGTGTCGCTTTCAACTCTAAAATTTATATCTTTTGAAGTTTCATTAACTACTATTTCATCATCATTTATGTCTAATGCACTTACCAAACTACCTGCTTTTGATATACGAAAATTCATTCTTCCGTGTTCTGCACTATTTGTTGTGTCTTTTGAATATACCATTATATCAGCATAAGTATGGTCTGCACTCAACGCACTTTCGGATTCAAAAATAATTGTTCCTATTTTGTCATTATTAGCGGGTGAACTTCCATCTTTAAGAAAATGAATAGCCCCTGCATCAACTCCGTTATTTCTGTTTTCTAAGGTAAGTTTAGGTGCTTCTCCGGCATCATCGCTTTTAAGATGAAGATAACCCTTGTCCAAATATACCTCTTTATCGCTCGCATCAATTCTTAAAATTTCTTGACTTGGGCTTCCTCCATCATTTACTTTGAAAACAATATCTTTATCCTGTTCAAAAGATTCTATTATAATATCTCCTATACTATTCCCGCTTGGCGTGGATTTGATACTAAGTCCTTCTAAATACTGATTTGTATTGGTATCTAATCTACCAATGCTTAAAGATTTATAGGTTTGATTAAAAGTTAAATATTGTATTTGCATAGGGTCGCTACCTGTATATTTTAGAAGGGCTATAATTACATCTCCATCAACAAAAGGAGGAACTTCATTATCAACAGTTCCTTGAATTAAAACTATCGCACCTGCTCTTGCTACGAGTAAATGATGAGTTTTAGGTGAATTACCGGAAATTGTCACTGTTGTAGGCCCACTTATTGGGGTAAGTGTTCCTTTTAAGAAAACAGCACCGCCAGCAAATGTAGCCTGTGTAGCGTTAATATTTGTTCCATTAAAACCACGAATAGCATAACTTCCCGCACATGCTAAATTAAATACTTTGATTAATCCTGTATGTGGAAAATCAAACCCATCAAGTATCTGTCCTGTTATTGGTGCAGACCCCTCCGGACTATCGTTTGTGGCTATAAAATTTGGATTATTAATTGCTTTACTCATATTACTCAACCTCTACTGTTAAAAAAATCTGTATTCTTTCTGTTCCGCTAAATGGCCCAACTGCTTCAAAATTGACCCTGCCAAGCATATCTGTTCCATCAAAAAAAGCCATCTCTCTTATCAGTTTCCCTGTTATATTAGACCCGACTTCCTCAACCATTATTTGAACCACATTAGCATTTGATTTTTCAACACTAATTGTCGGCGTTCCTGTAATTGGCACATCTAAGTCAAGTGCTACGGGGCTTGTAGTATTTCCACCCAATCCTAACTTGCCTCCATCAACAATGTCTTTTATCCGTGTTGCTAATATTTCTTTTAGTTTATCTGTTATCATAAATCTTCCTCCTTTAAAGTAGTGTAAGTAGTGCTTCCGCCATTAAAACCAAGTTGGCTTGTGTTTGTATTTAACGGTGTCTGCATTCCTAAAGTGCTTCCTACTGTTTCCCTTTTTCTAATCAACAAGTGCATTTCATTTATTTTCATACTGTCAAAGAAATCAAAAGCGTTTTCATTAACATTGAAGTTCTTTTTTCTTATATATGATTTAGTTTTCTTATTATCAAGAAGTAAATCAGCGAGGGTGTCTTCTATTCCCTTAATATATTTACCTAATTTTAGTTGGACTAACCCACTAAAAGTTTGTATTTTCTCTAATAACAAGAAAGGTCTTGGTTTTATACCTGCCACTTTAGATTCTATGATAACGGTTTCCCCTATATCCAAGCATTTTACTTTAGAGACAGGTAGTTTGCATTCAATTAGGTCTTGTAGTTGAGTATGCATAATCAATTTTTCTTGTGCTTCTCTCTCTACATCTTCTTTAGTTCCTAATTTATCTTCAAAAATTTCTAATGTCTTTTTTCCATTTTTCTTTATTTCTCTAAAGTCTTTTCTAATAGCCTTATGCTTGCTTCCATAAACTATTACTTCATTAAAATAATTAAAATTAGATTTAGTTAATTGGATTTCTACTATATCATTATCATCAAAAGAGTATTTAGCCTGATAATCGGAATCATCATAGTTTATTATTTTAATTTTACCTGCTATATTAACCATTTTTTTATCTTTTAATTTTAATAAATAATTAAGTAAGTTAAATAAATTAGTTCCTTGAAAATCAGGCGAAGCGAATAACTTATAATCTTCCTTTGTTAAATCAAAATCAATATCATTTTCTATCAATAGTTCTTCAACACTTTCCTCTATTTCCTTGCATATATCAACAGTTGTGCCTATTACTGCTCTTGTTGCTTTTTCATCTATGTCGCCATTAACTATTAATTCAAATATTTCGGAAACAGAAATAATTCCATTTAATTTTTTTATTTCTGCTAATTCTAAATAATATCCTAAAGTATCGTTTTGGTCTATCCCTCTTAAATTACAAACTAAAGAATTATCTCCATCGGATAAACAAAATTCACCTTCTAAATTGTTTAAAATAGCAGATAAAGCAGAAGTTGTTCTTACCACTAAATCACCTTGTCCTCCTAAAGTATCTAAATCGGCTATTACATACATTGATTGAACACCTTCTTTAGAGGAATTTCCATCTCCTTCGGAATTTAGATAATTACTCCATGAAGGCGGTTCGGAAATCATATTTTCATTATCCATGTTTTTTGTATATGCAGAACTTAATGTATTAAGTTTTATTTCTTTTGGTGTTTTATCCCAAAAACAAACAGGATTAGGTTGTAGAATTTTATACTTTAGTGCCGATAATGCTTTATCTGTTATAATACGGCATCTATTACCATAAACAAATCCCGTTGGCGCAGATAAATTACCTTCCGTAGTCATATCATTTTCATGAGCAACCACATATATTAGTTCATTATCGTTGTGCATTAATTCATGGTCGGAAGAAAATGATGAAGATGAAGAAACATCGCCTCGTTTGTATTTTTTTCCTTTTCCTACGGGAACAAGATAACAACCTGTTAAATCAACATTTTTCAAAAAAGTGTTTTCTTCATTCATTATAATTGGATGATTAAAATTAGTATTTGCTCCGGTTGAAGAAATAGGCAGACCTTGTTGATTCGTCATATCTAAATGAAATTTAATACCCATATATCCACTTATAGTAGTTGCTTCTTTATCTGCTGATTCTGTTGGTATTCCAAATCCAGCATCCGTAGTAGTTCCGAGCATTGGATAAACAATACTGCGCCCTGTGTTAATAGCAACATCACCGTGTCTAAATACATAACCTAATGAAGCATATGTGCAAAATGGGCTTACCATGTGTGAATTAATATCGGCCTGTTGGCTTTCTGTTCCTATTGGTTTAAGATTAACAACTTTTATTGACGACACTAACTTATCATCTGTTTTTGCTCCCTGCTTAAATTCTAATCTATCTAAAAACCAAACTATATCGAAATCATTTATGTCTCTAAATAAACGATTTAATTGCTGACCTTGTTGATTATACAAATAATCTCCATAATAATCCCAATGTTCAATAGTATTATTAGAAGAAGCATCAACTGTTTCAACTCTCCAAAAACCTTCGGGGTCGGAAGCGGAAGCATTTGTAGGGGCAGGACTTCCCGAAGCATTAGTTGGGTGGTTATTATTTGCTCCAAAAAAGGCGTAAGGAAGTAATATGCTTTGCTTATCATAAATAGTAGTTTTTCTTATAGTTCTCATGTCTGTTGGAAAATCTGCCGCAGGTGTTGATTGTTCAATATAATAATCACTCCAAGTTGAGGGAGTTATGCGGTTATCTGCATTACTTTGTCCAAGAGGGTCATTATTTCCTGTAAATATGTCGTTTTGATTCATTATTGTTCCATATAATAAATGAATATTAGTTGCCTTAAATCTAAAATCTGTAAAATTATTAACACCCATAGGATATTCATACAGTATTGAACCAATTTCCCTTCCACCAATAGTTATGGGATTTATTACATCTGCATTCTTAATAAACAATAAATTATCTCCGGCAACATAAGCAAATCCTGATAATACTTCTGATGTAGAAGTATAGTGTTGATTTGCAGTTGAGCCACCTGCTCCGTTATTTATACGAGTATAAAATAAACCATCTCCACAAGTGACTGTTGCTCCATTTATTGCGGTGACTCTTCCTACAATTTTATTAGTTAAACGGTCATAAATAAAATCATTAACGCCAAACCCTACTGCTGGTGGCGAAGATAAAATAATATCATTACTGCCAATAGCGGGTATTGCAGTTATAGTTTCGGGCGTTTCATGCACTTTTATAGAATTAATAACTGTTGATTCAACGGTAGCAGACTCCAAAACATCAAATTCAGGATTTATAGGATTAAAAAATGAATCATAAACACATTCAGTTAGTCTCATTAATGAAAACCTTTTAAGATTAGATAAAGTTTTATTACTGCTAATAATATTAGAATGTTTATAACTTATGTCAGTATAAATACTTGAAACAGTATTTCCATAAGTGTCGTTTTTATTTACTGAATGGGAAGACTGAATTGGAGAATCAATAGAAAATAATCCATAAAGATTTAATGTTCTTGTGGCACTATTTAATAAACTATCCGTTCTTCTTGAACTGTAAAATTCTATATCTCTATTACCATATAAAAACAACCTTGCGGCTTTATTATCAATTTGGTGTAATTTATCCCTTACCAAAAGAGGATTAAATATGCTTTCTATTGCTGAACCCGCTTTTGGCTTGTGTCCATATATATTACTCGGAGTATTTGGTAAAAGAACTTGATAAGTGTTGTCTTTGGTATTGACCTTGTATTGTTTAATAAAAACTAAAATGTTAGTGGCACTAACATTAGCATTGGTATCTAAAGTTATTTCTGTTGTATTATTACCATTTATAGATTGAATAGTAGCGGCAAAATTTCCATTCAAAGGAACACCAACTCCACCAACAGTCATTCCAACAACTAAATTAGATGAATCTTGAACAACTACATCAGGACTTCCATTAGTAGTTGTGCAGGTTTGTTGAGTTGTTCCTATCAAACTTTTAGATATGGGAGGAATAAACTTTTTATCGGCAAAATTAGAATAGGTGATTGGTCTAACCCCTCTTTGGCCAATTGGCAAAGACCTATTCAATACAGGGCTTGAGTTCTCGGTTAGACTAATGCTTTCAATCCTATTTGAAACTGCCCATAAAGGGTGCTTATTATATGTATCAGCATAATAATTAAAAATAGAAGAGAAAGAATAAAATGGCTTATTTATTCCCTTTAGGGGTGTAGAATTTCCTCCAATAGTATCTTCAAGAACATTAACAAGATTGTATTTTTTATCTCCTATTTGGCCTTTTTCTAAATTAAATATTCTGTAAAATTGGTCGGAGTATCTTTTTATATTATCTACTTCGGTTGTATAAGTATTTTGTCCTATTTGCTGACTTGTGGTTTGGTAGTCTAAATTAAAATTGTATTTTCTAATGCTTCCATTATTTGTATTACCATTTACTCTTTGTCCAATTAATCCTATCATTTTGTTTAGGTGTAAGTGCGCCCCATTTACTAAATGCAAGGGTATGTTTTTATTTCCATATCCTGATAAACAACTTATTGTATCTCCCGCAGTTAAACTTACGGGTCTATCAACAAAAATACGAGTAGAGTCTGCTACATTTCCTATGTTGTTGTTTGCAGAAACTTGCCTTGTTTGATAGCCTGTAAATCTACCAATAAATTGATTGTTAGAAAATAAAGGGTCGCCAATTCGTAAATAGTATAAATAGTTCATTTGGGCTGAATACCCAAAACTTTCCGTAGTTAATAGAATATGTCTATTTCCATTTGTCGCATCTGTTTCAACATAACTGCTAAAACTACCTAAACCTGCTAATGAAGGTGCTTCAAAATTTAAATAATTAACTGTCTCTCTTCCTAAAGTTAAAGGCATATAAGGAGCAAGTTTCACAGTTGTTAATGATTTATCTTTGCTAACTTCAATAACTGTAAAATCAATCAAAGTATTAATTACTTCATCAGTAAATCCATCAATGGTCGCTTGAAATGGTAAATCATTTAGCAGGTTTTCAGTCTTACTAATGTTAAAACCCTGAGCCTTTATGTGAGTATCTTCGGCAGAACCGACTAATGGTGTTGATTCAACCAAATTATTCATTTTTGTGCCACTAAGTTTTACACCATCATTAAAAAATAAACCTTTATCACTTGCTCCCGATAAACTTGTGACTGAATTAGTATAAGAATTAGAAGCCATCGCTTTTCCGAAAATATAATGTTTATTTGTTTCTTTATAGACATTTTTATCGTTAGTAGTTGGCCCGTTTTCATGAGAAATGCCGTTAATGACAGTATAATTCGTTATATTAGAACCACTTGCGACAACTTGCCCTATATATCCACTACTCGACCATAAGTGGTCGCCTTCGGATAAAGTCACTCCACTTGTAAAATTAATATTTGTTGCTCCACCTGCTCCACCAATATTACCCCATACGGCCTGTCCAACTAAAGAAACATCATTATATGGACTAAACCCTGTTGTAATAAAATCAGCACTAAATAAAGTATCTTTGTTAGTAATAATATCAACTAATTTAGACAATGTATTTCTTCCTTGCACTTCAAAAATACTTTGTTGGTTTTCTAAAGTTTTATTTATAGACTCAACCTTCCCAAAGAATATTTGATAATTTAACAAAATTTCACCAAAGACATACCGTAAAGCCGTTTCATTATCCATTAGGTTATTTTCAAAAGTTAAAGTTAATAGGCCATAATCTTCATCAGCATTTGATATAAAACTGCCCATATGGCAATAAAAGTTTTTGTATTGATTAGAAATAATTACTGCATTTAGTTTTTCTAATTTATTTCCTGATATATTTGTTTCAGTAAAAAAGGTGTTATCAACAGGATTTAATCTTCTTCTATACACTTTTGTTCCTTCTGCAAAAACTAAACCAACACGGCTGGTAAATTCCGAGTCTGTTTTTAATCTTCCTCTTGGGTCAGTTCCATTTGCCGTGTTTAAAGTAATTCGGTTATATGGACTTGTAGCAGAAACACTATCAACAATACATATCATATTTCCTATTAACACTTCATTACCTGCACTAAAATATAAATTAGGTCTTTCTACATCAGCCCTTAATGTATAAAGTAGTCCTACATTAGATTCAATTTCACCAACTTCAACCCAATCATTCAAGTCTTCTTCGCTTAATTTTTGATTAACCATGAGCCTATCATTATTAAGAATTTTATTTGATAAATTTTTAGTGCCATCAATTAATTTAAGAGAAGCATAACCGGCCTTAGCGTCAAATGAATCTGCAATATTACACTCATAAACAATTGGCATTCTATTATTATCTTCGGGTGAAAAATTATAATAAACATATCTTTTTGGGCCGGTTAAATCTAAAGAAGAAGGGTCGTCATTAACATCTCTTCTTGCATTAATAAAACAATTATTATAATCAGTTGTTGTAGTATAAGTTGAATTAAGAAGGCTACTTTCATTACTTGTTCCCGCATCAGGGTCGTCTAATAATTTCAACTTATCTTCTAATTTAATATTATAAGTAAATTTGCTGTAATCTATTATTTTATATCTATGGTCGGCAACAGTAGTAAAGGCAAAATTATGAGTATTTATTGTTATTGAATTTACATTACTATTTGTGTCGCCCATTCTTAACATATATTTAGTATTATGATTTAATTCATTCTTTTTATCCAATTTATCGTTATAAAAATAAAAGAAGGGTCTTGCTATGTTAAACATAGATACTACATTGTTGATTGTATCTCCTATTTGTTGGTCTATTCCTGCTGAAATAGCAACTATTTTATCAGTATTAGATGGGCCTTTAAAAACTTTAAACTTAACGCCTTTTGCCACTTCATTACCTAATCTTGGGCTAAATTCAAATTTATCTCCTTGAGTATCAGCACTTACCACTTTAGTTATTTTAGCAAAGTGATACAAATGCATATTATCTGAATTTATTAATACATAGTATTCATTATTTGCTAAATTAATACTTGATAAATCTAATCCTGTATTTGAATGGCTATCAAAACATCTAATTGAAAAACCATCGGTATTATGTAAATTAGAATATTCAGTATGTATATTACCGGAAGAAATAGGTCTTTCCATTGTATCATTAGATATGCTTCCATCTTCATATATTATTGTAAATAATTTATCTTCGGCTGAAAAATTATATCCCGCAGTATAAATACGAGGGTTAGTAGGAACATCATAAAAATTATTCGGAGTTGTGTTATAGGAAGAGGAAACACCGCCAATGCTTATTGTCATTATTCATCAACCTCTTCAAATCTTAGATACATCAAAGTATTATCAAAAAACGGAAATAAAGTATTACTGTAAGATATAGTTTTCTTTATTCCTTTTTCTAATGACATTTCATGTATTTCTCCCATATATTGATAAGAGTTTGTTGCTGAAACTGTTCCATCAATAGTATTCCTACCAATCAAACAATCTGTCTTACTAAACTCAAAAGTTCCACTTGTATTATGAGAAGATGAATGGGCTAAATTAGCATTGTAAAAAATAGTCACTGAATTACTAAATGCATTAAATACAACGGCAACATGATGCATGTTTTTTACATACTTTGGTTCTTTGAAAGGCTCAATATATATCTCGCTTCCATTAGCAATATCAGCATTATAGGCAGGAATAGTTAATGTAATATTGCTATTACTAAGATTACCAATTCCACCATTTGCTATTGTTCCTATTTCAGTAAAATTGAAACCGTCTCTAACAAATAATTTTTGTCCTTCAAAGAAATGCGAAGCAGTTCTTGTGCCATTTATAGTTAGTGCTAAACTTGTTCCTCCTGCACTAAATCCGGAACTTAAAGCCGCTACGCTTTCATATTTTAATTTACCATTAGCATCAAATCCTGAAAAGTTGCTATTATTATTTACATTACCTTTTAACCAAGTTTTATCCGATACTGCGCTAATAACTGTTCCTGTCTCAAAAGATTGAACAACTCCATTTATTTTTAAAGAGACGACTATTTTATATTCAGCCGGTTGGTTATTATTATTGGTTGTAGTATTTTGAAGATAAATTTGAAAGTTAGGATTATAAAAAAGAACCATAGGGTGTCCGTATCTTTGTTGTAAGTAATGTTCACTTATTTTTCCTGTTCCCCCTTGAGGCATTATAAAATCGCTTGTTTGTTGGGCGGTGCGACCTCTTAAACCACCTGCACCCATTCCATTAATATCATATGGAGTAAATAGTGCTTCATAAGTAAAAGACCCGCTATGACCCCATAAACCGTAAGGAACATCATCTGTTGTATCGTTGTTATTAGCAAAATCAACAATGTTATCTGCATAACTAATATTTATATGAGCATTACACATAATGGGAAACACTATGCTTCTTTGCTTTCCTACATAAATATCATACATTTAAATCGCCTCATGGGAAAATAGTAGCCACTCTAAAATTCATATTAAATGCGACTTCTAATGGTTCTTCTGCATCTAATGTAAAGCCAAACTGTTCAATAAATCCGGTTAATCCTGTGGAAGTAGCGTCTTCTGGAAAATTAGCAGGTAATGGAACTCTCGCATTATCTTTTTCTAATGCTGCGCCTCTTGAAGCAAAAGTAAATGGTATTCTTTCTACTCCGTTTTGTCTTTCAACATAATTTTCATCAATGTTTGACTCAATTAAGAAAACTAACTCATTAAAATTTTGATAATGAGCCAAACCCGAAGAATCAACACCCGAAGCAATTAATTGAGCCAATTCCGATGCGGTCATATCTATTGCAGTAAAGTTCGGTGAAGTTCCTGTATGGCTTCTTCTAATTCTACCACTTGTGATTACTCCTTGTATTGTTATACTTTTACTCGCCATTCCTAAATCAACTGCTATTGTTTCCGATTGACCCCTTGCTATGCTTGAAAGAGGAACGGGTATAGCCGGAACTGTTCTGCTAACATCAACAGCGATTGAAGTCACTTTAAGAGGAATAGTATCAACTTGATTACTGGCAGTTTCTTTACCATGAACATTTAATTTCAAAAAAACATTATGTGTTGTATCTGCTACATCTATTGGCATTTCATCACCTTATCCCTGACATTCCTGTATTTCTATTAATACTGCTATTTACTAATCTTCCGACCTTTTCTGCTATTCGTCGCATTTCAGCATCGGAAGTATCTTTGGCATTAATTGTAATGTTTATGGTATTGTTGTTAGTATTTGCAGTTCCTTTAGCCATTTTTCTTGTTCGTGCATTTGTAAAAACTCTTGAACCCGCAGGTAATTTAACTAATTCCGGCCCATTTTCTCCAACAAGAGTTGTTTCTCCAACTCTAACTGTTCCTCCGGTTGCTCTACCCGTCACTTTATCTCTTATACCGCCTAAGAACTTTTTAACTTTCTTTTTAGGATTTATTTTATCGGCAAGCCACTTAATCCCCTTAATAATTAATTTAACTCCCTTAAACAAAGCAATACCTATCACAAGTGCTAACCAAACAGGCGCACCCATGATTAATGCAATAATAGTTCCTGCTATCGCTATTATAACTGCAACACTTTTCAAAAATCCTTTCCAACTTGAAAACATTTCTTTGAAGAAGCCTTTTACTTTTACAATTGCATGCCCTATTCCGGCTACAACTAAAGTTCCAAGTGCTACTAAAGCCGCTATTGCTAATGATACTACTACTCCAAGAATACCTGCACCTATCTTAAGTAATCCATCAATAGCATCTTCAAAAGTGCCATCACCGAAAAACGCACCAAATACTTGTTTTACACCATCGAAGATTAAACCGATTGCGCCCATTGTAAATTCTATTATCGGAGCAAGGACTTTTATTATAGTTCCAATAGTATCTTTAATAATTGGCCCGAATATCTTTACTAAGGCTAAAATCCCTAATATGGCTAAACTTACATACATAAAGCCCATCATAAATGCTTTTAGGAACATTCTTAACGCTGGAATTACTTGTTTTAATCCCTTTCTTAACTTATTAATTCCTTTAAAGAATGGGTGTTTTTCTAACAGTTTATCTATTGAGTTTTCTCTCATTTCTTTTAACAAGTCTTTTTGTTCGTTTAGTGCTTCTAAGGACTCTTTATCTTTAGTGATTGCACCTTCTGTTTCTAATTTTTGACCCTCTTTTTGTGCGATTTCTGCTTGCACTCCCGCTATTTGTATTTGTTTTTGTGGGTCAAAAGAAGCATCTTGTTCTGCTTCAAGTAATTCAAGCGTATATTCAAGTTTCTTTATATCTTTATCCATTAATTCAAGATAACCTTCTTTTTTCTTAAGCAATTTGTCCTGTTCATCTATTTCTTTCATGACCTTTTTTATTCCTTTTTCTTGAACAGTGGTTTCAGCAATATTTCTTTGTAATTCTAATTGTTCTTTTAATAAATCTTCTAACTGTTGTTGAAACTCTATTGCTTTCTTTGCATCTTCTTCATCACCTAAGAATGCTACGGATTCAAAGGCTTCTGCTTGTTGTCGTGCAAATCTTATTCCCTTTTCAACATCGGATAAATTATCTTTCATTGAAACTAATGCTTCTTGGTTTTTTACTACTTCTTCGGCATCCATACCAAATTTAAATAATTTTTTTGATGCTTTCATTTCTTTGCCTAAATCTCTATATCTTTTTCTAATACCTTGAATCGCTTTATCATCTATATCTGCTATTTTCTGTTCTACTGCTTTTATTTCTTTCGTTAATACACCAAAATCTGCGCCTGTTGAACCTTTTTGTTGTTGTAGTAAAGACCTTTTTCTTTCCTTTAAATATTTTCTTTCGCTCTTAGTTCCTCTTTTCCCATCTACATCATCGGTAAGTGTCATTCCGAAGTTCTTTTTCATTAACTGCGTAGTTTTTCTAAAAGTGGAATCCATTTCATAAATGCCTTCTTGGTCGAAATTTAATTGTAGTGGCTTAGAAACAAATTTTTTCATTTTTTTGAAGCCCTTGAATACTGTTGAGAAGATACCATCGGGAACTTCTAATTCTTCTAATCTTTTCTTTAAGCCTTTAAGTTCATCGGGGTCGCCATCAAAGTTTTCAATTGCCATCTTTAACTTCTCTACTTCTTCTTTAGCCGCCCCTGAATCAGTCACCAATTTTCTATATTGTCCTCCAACTAATTGAAGGGTTGAGGAAAACTTATTTAGCATTCTAAATACTCCGGCAGGTAAAAATCCGTATAAAAATTTACGGGCTTTAGCCGCTTCAACACCAAAAATAGTAATTTCTTCTCTACCGCTTGATATAAATTCAGCCAAATACTCAAAGGCATTTCCGCCCATTTTTGTATATGTTGAAAAAGATTTAAAACCTAAATTAAATCTTTCATTAGTTTTATTTAATTCTTTTATGCTTTCACTAATAATACTTGTTCTTTTGTTAAAAGAAGTCATTTTTTTTCCGGCTTCTCCAAGTGCCGCCCCAAATCTATCTACTCTAAGTTTGGTTTTTTTATTAAATAATTCCTTTTCGCCTTTAATATTGTCTCTATATGATAATCCTAAAGCGTCTTGAGCCTTCGTCAATTCTTTTACTTTTTTATTAACCGTAGTGGCTCTTGTTTCCATGTTGCCTAATGATTTAATAAAATCCTCAATATTACCACTTAAACCAAGTATTGATTTATTTAAAGTGGCTATTTCGGACATATTAATCACTTATGTTTTTTCATTTGCTTATCCATTTCTTCAGATTCTATTTCCTTAACTGCGCTGTGAACGGCTAACAAATCCATCACTAACCCTGCTGGCATTTTATATATTTCAAGGGGGCTTATAGATAATGCTTTCGCTAATGTATATACAACGATTAATGAAGCGTCTTTTGGTTCGGCTTTACCTCCCCTCATTACCCGCTTCAATCTTCGTTTTTTTCGTCATCCCCCGACATTGATTCAAGAGGATTTGGTAATACTTCTTTTAATTGACTACCCACATAAGGAGTTAATCGGAGAATATCTACGACACTAAGATGTGGTTCAGTCTTTGCTATAAAGTTTTCAACCATATATCTAAACATGGCATTCAAATCAATATCCATGCTTTGTGTGTTAGGATTTATTTTCATAAGGCTATTTACTGCCTTATCTACTTCAAGCCATGAGGGTTCTTTTACCCATACCTTGAGGTATTCATCATTTTCGGGTGCTACTTTAACATAATGTAGCGTCGGTTCTGTAAGTGTAAATAATACACTTTTATCTTTTACAATTTTTTTATCATCTAACATATTCTCCACCTTTTATACCAACAAACAAACAAACGGTGTTGGTGGAATATTATTCTGCTGATTCAGTAGTAGTCTCTTCCATAGCCTTTGATTTCTTTGGTTTCTTCTTTTTTGCTGATTCAGCCTCTAACTTCTTTTTTAGCATTAATGCTCTTTTTTCGTTTTTCGTATAACTCATTATAATCACCCCATGAGGACATAATCAGTTATAATCGAACAAGAATGTAGATTTCTTGGCTTAATTGTTGCGCTAAAACTAATTGGCCCTTTATCGTCAGGAATAGTAATTTCTGTTGTGTCAAGGAAATAATCTTTGAATACTAAATTTATACTTTCGCTTGTATCGGGCTTTGTGAAAGTAAAACTCACACGATTTGCACTTGTGTTTTCTGTTTCATTAAGCATTTCTTTGAATAGTAAATCGTCAGTCACAACTGCTTCAAAAGTAATTTCATATGAGCGTTGTGCAGGAATACCCTCTTTCATATCTCTATGACCGCCCATGTATCTTTTATCCATCAAGTTGTTATTGATAGCAATACTTACTGAATTAACTTTCAAAAATTGTTGGCCAAATGCGCTAAATGTTCCTTGAGAGAAAAAGAATGGTGAAGCATGGTTTGTTCCTGCATTAAAGTTAAACAAATTAGCATTATCTGTTTGACCTGCTCTTGAAACATAATCTGTTTGTAAAGAGGCAGAAGCATATAAATCACTAATACTATCAACTACTCTTGCATTAATATCCATATTCATTTTTAATTCTTCACCTTCGGATGCTTCAATAGTTAATGAATTAACACGGCAACCTCTTGCGATTCTAACAAAGTTATTAGATTCATCAAGAGGGTTTGGACTTGCACCAATATTTGCGTTTGTAGTCAAACTTGCAGGGTCTTTAGCCATTGATTGTTCAAGGCTAAATGAAGGCAATTGGTCGCTATTAAGTTCTTTAATTGTATAAGTAATGTTTTTCGGCCTTCCATCTGTATCAAAATCTACGGTTTGATTATTTGCATTTGATGTAGGAAAAACTGTAAAATCAACAGGAGGAACAAGAGTTGTTCCGCCTTTTACTGTTCTATAAAAGTGTGGGCCTGTTTCCGTGACTATTGCAGTTCCGTCATTTCCAACATTTGTTCCTTCAATATAAATGGCATCAGCAGTTCCGGTTGGAGGCGCAGTATCGGCAGGATAAGTGACTGTTAGATGTGTTTTTCTGGTAAAAGTAATAGCATCCATAGCCCCAAAAGCGTAATAAAGCCAAGCACCTGTATTTGCGACTAAAGCAAGAGAGCCATTATCAGCAGTTCTAATTCCTTTGTATTGGAAAGTAAAGTTTCTTGTTCCACCAAGACCAAGATTCATTTGTTTCAATTCTTGGCTTAAATTAGGAAATGTGACTGATTCCATCAATCCTAAGTAATTATCAGCCAATAAACATTGTCTGCCGCCAACTTCGGGGTGTGGTGAAGGAGAACCATATGCTCTTAATAGTGCATAAGCAGGAGTTCCCGAACCAACATTACTTGAGAGAGTAATGGTATCTACTGCATTTGAAGCAACAGTATGGCTTGAAATTAGAGCATTAGCGGCAGTATAAATATCAATATTACAACCAATGTAAATATTAGGAACAAATTTAAAAACCGCATCAAAAGCATTATCCGGTGTGACTGTGACTGTTGATACTCCACCACCCGTTCCGTCAAGAGGAATATAAATATCCTGTTCGGGTATGAGTGTTGTGCTTGAGCCGCTTCCTAAAAAAATTTCGTTATTTACCATATTATCGCTCCCCTTTCCTTACTAACTTACGAGGGAATGTTTAATGCATATCTTTTTGCTTCTAATGTAATCTTATATCCGAAAAGCCGTTTTGCTCGGTCATTACTTTCACTTCTTGCACCTAAAAATAATTGTTGAAATTTAGAACCGTCACTTGAAGTATAACCGTGCCTCTTGCTTTCAAGCACTCTACGAAGTATCAAGTATATAGCCCTTAGCCTATCTTTGCCATAAGAAGCATCTAATCCTGCTCTTTCATCATGTAAAACTCTAATATGTAAAGTAAATGTATATGATTCATTTCTAATATCATAAGTCACAGTTGGATATTCAATATTTTGTGAATCTTCAAACACAACAATTGTTGCAGGAGTTCTGCTTAAATCAACTCTAACTCCTTTATTAGCCGACATTGTTCTAATATCAATAAAATCCGGAGTAATAGCATGAGAAACACCAATTGTTCCTGCACTTACTAACGCCGTAGCATTAGACGACCATTGAGTTGATAATAGGTCTATAAGAAGAGAGACTTCATCAATGATAATACCTCCTGTTCTATTGTTTTGTTAATATATTTATTATATGACTGTATGGCGTTTTGCATTACTTCATTATCGCTGAATGAAATATCATAACCTAATTGTTCGGACAATTCTTTCATAGCAAGTTGTCTTTCCTTTTCTATTTCATATAACTCATGGAGTTTTTTAACATTTATTTCAACTGCCATGTTAATCAATCCAAGAAATATACAAGGTCGCCTTTACCCTTTAGAATATCCATTCCCTCTTTTCGGAGTATATCATACTTTTCTTTAGTAGAAATATTTGCTCCTGTTTCTGCAATTAATATGCTTTGGTCGTCGTGCCTTATTATTTCAGCCGAAACTAATTTTGTAGCGGCTTCATGTATAGCAGAAGGAACTCTACCATCACCTGCAACATAAGAAACTATTACAGAATTATTAGCATGGAATGGGTAATCGTTGAAAAAGAATATTCGGCCTTCTTCACCAATTGTCCAAAAAGAACCAAGCCTATTCAAATCTTCTTTGTCTGTAAAATCAACAAGATTACAAACTGTTGGTATTGTATCTGTTGCAGTAAAAGTAAGAACATTTGTTCCGCTTGCTGATGCTGGCGCACTTAATACAACATGCGTTCCATCTGTAATTGAAGCAATAGTAATTGTTCCTGTAATGCCTGTTCCGCTAACAGTCATACCAACACCTAATTTAGATGAATCCGCAACAGTAAGAGCAGTTGATGAGTTAGCAGTAGTGCATGATTGTTTTATGGTTGCTTTTAATACACAATCTGCCCCATCATCACCGGAAAGTAGGGAGGAAATGAGAAGTTGCTTGCCATTATTCTTATCTTTTGAGGCATAGAAAAAGTCGGAAATGGATAGATTAGAAGAGGTTAGAGCCTTTGGCGCAGTTGCTCCGGTAAAAGAAGATGTAGCAGAAGGGAAAGATTCATTGATTAGTGCAGTAATCTCATCATTAGTGGTTTTTAATCCAAATGTATTACAAAATTCACTATTTGCTAAATCAGTTATGTCATTCTCCGATAACAACTCAAAAGATACACCGCTATTAGGTAGTTGTAATATGATTGAATTTAAATCTCTAAAATTTTCAAGAAAATGTATTTTTGCTTGCGCTGATGCTAACTCTTCATATGAACCTCCTTGCCAAACTAACAAGGAAACTATTTTTCTAACTTTCATTTGTTTTAGTTGAACAAATCCAACATGGCCACCAAAATATGTTTTATGTGGCCTTCTTGAAAATTCAAAGTTATGGTATTCATCTTTAGTAATAATTGGTCTAAAGGAACGCTTGACTTTATCATCAATAATTCCTTCAACTCTTTTTATTATATTTCCAACTTGAGCAACTGTTGGATAAGTGCTATTTGTAAAAGCAGGTATTTGTAATAGGTTAGCGACTTCTGTTGCATTAGTATAAAATCCCCTGCCTTGTGAATAGTCAGGGTTTATTTCAGTAAAGTCGCTTGGCGATATGGTTGTTCCCATCGTTATCACCCAAATATTTTCTTTAATCTTCTAACATTTCTTTTTAGTTTGTTAATTTCTTTAGACAAAGCCCTATTACCTGCCCCTCTTCTAAATGGATTCAAATTATATTCACCATTGTTGATTACATATATTTGACATTCAACAAAGGCATTCGCAAACAATTCTTCTGCGTTGTGTGAATTAATTGAATCATATTTGTATTCTTGGCCACCGTAAGTTTCCATGCCTCTTATATTAGCCCCCGAAACTCCTTCTTTTGTTTCAAGAACTTGAAGATTAGTCTTGTAATTCTTTTTATCTTCATTAGATAGTGCTTGATAGCCTAATTCGGAAATAGTTTCTCCGGTTTCTTTATGCTTAAATGCCTGTTCTGTTAATTCCATTATTTCTTCGTCTGTTAATGGTTTAGAAACTAATTTGTATTTTTTTCTTTCTTCAATAGGAAGGGCTTTGTATTTTTCCGGTGTTATTCTTTCTTCCGGATTTTCTTTATTTTCAGCATATCTTGTTTTTGAGTATTTTGCGTCTTTTGTTTGTGTTGATAATGCGGTGGCTCTAAAAGTATCTTTAGGCTTTTGTTTTGTTTTAATGTTAGCAAGTATTTTTCCTGTATATACTGCCGTTGGTTCATCAAGATACGGCTTTAATATTCTTAAGAGTAGTTCTTGATTTGCGAATACAAATTCTTTTGCTTCATCAAGTAAATCTAAATTTATATTATCCAATGTTCCGCTTGGTTGCTTATAGTAATAGTATTGTTCACCTAACACAACAATATCTTCATCTAACATTTCTTGAGTCCTTTCTAAATCGCTCAATGCAGTTAAGAAAGCCAATTCACTTTCTAAACCTTCACCACCTATTTTGGTAGTAATTGGTTGTCTTTCCCCATCAACTTCAAATTTATCATCAACTAATTTCATTGGTGTTAATTGTGTTCCTTTAAACAAAGCCCCTATCTTTTTTAGGTCTTTTTCCGTTAAATCAAAAGAATGCTCTATAATTTCAGTTCCTACCTTTAACTGCGATGATTTCGATTTAAAAGTAGCGTTTTGTCCTGTTGTTTCAAGAATATAATCGGCTTTTTCTGCCATTATTTTTCCTTCATCAATAGGAGGAAAAATTATTTGCATATGTGCATCTAATCTTGCATTTTCTTTTTTGTATGCTAAATTCCAACCGTCGCCTTGTGAATTAACTCTTAATCTAACATCATCATCAATAAATTTTTCTAAATCCCGACCATATCCAAGCGTGAACTCACTCTTAGGAAATGCTTCTTCAAAAGGAAATGGTGGTAATTCAACTTTACCTTCTTTAGCAAATTCAAGCGCACCTGCACCTTTTAATCTTGTTAATACTTTAGCATCAGTAAGATTTTCTATTTTTTGGTCGTCAATAAAATCAATATTGGCTTGATTAGTTATTGTTCCCTTTTTACCTGACTTTATATTTGAAAATTGTTTCCAACCATCTTTATTTTCTAAAAGTGGTTTTAGAGGTTGTTGTAAAACTTCCTCATAAATTTTTTTAAATTCACCCATAAACTCTTGTTCATTTAAATTGCTACCTTGAACACTTTCTTTTGCTCGCTTAAATTTAACCACAAAACTTCTATCCCCTGTGCTAAGAAAATCATTCATTTCCGTCTTAAGAAAGTTAGCGGAATTTGGTAAGGATAAGTTTTGATTACCCCATCTAAAAGCGACCATATTTATTTCCCCCTCACATTAGCCATTTAGCCCAAGCCGCACCTTTTTGTATTGCTGAACCTAATCCTAAACCGCTTTGTGGGGGTTCATAACTCATTTGTCCTTGAGCATCAATCCAATATGGCCTACCATATCCGTCTGTTCCATTAGGAGGAATAGGATAGCCTGTTCCATTATTCATAGCACCTTGCATTTGTTGATATTGTTGAGTATTACCTGTTAATCCCGCTACTGCCATACCTGCGCTTGGTTGTTGCATTTGTCCACCGCCACTAAATCCTTGAGATTCTAAATATTGTTGTTTGGCTAATTTTCTTTGATTAACTACTTCTGTATTAATTGCTGAATTTAGCAACTTTTGAATATCCAAATCAATATTCTCTTGAGTAATTTTTTCAAATTCTCTCATAGCATCAGCATTAATTGTTATAGAAGCACCGTTAGATGTAAATGCTAATTTACTAAGCATTTGAGAAACAACTCGTTGAACTACATCTTCCATTAGTTTTTCAAGAGCCGATAAAAATTGTTCACCATGATATTGAAAAAATTCCTCAACATGATTATCTTGTAAAGAAAGTAAATTATTTACATTCTTAAATTGTTGGTCGCTTGTTGCTTGAACTGCGTTCATCACTGTTCCATTACTTGTTCCTAATATTCCCATAATTAGTCCTCCTTATTTTCTATTGGTTCTTCGTTAGTTGCCTTAATTTCGTATTTTAACATCAAATGATTCATTCTGTCTGTCATTATATTTATTTCTGTGATTAATCGTATTACTTCATCAGTAGCCGTCTTGTTATCTGCTAAAGCGGGCGGGGTTATAAACCAACCTGCGTTAGTTAATGACAAAACATCTTCTCTTGTTAAACTTTTGATTGGGCCACTTTTTAGTATCTTTGGCATCTTAGGTTTAAACGCTTTAAAATCTAATCCGTGTTTATCTGCAAGTATCTGTTGTTGTAGCATTTCTAACTGCATATAATGTGATGCGTGTTTAGGGCAATATGTTCCTCTTAGTGGTCTTCCTTTAATTACTCCATCTAAAGGAATAGGTGGTCGCATATAATCTCCTTGTTCCCAAATATGATGATACCCGCAAACAACGCACCTATCTTTTAAATTAAATTTTTTACCATATTTAATTCCTATAAATTTTTTAGGTTCTGCTTTTAAAACATTAATAAGTTCCTTTTGTTGCTTCTTTGGTTTAAAAGTTATAAACTTATATTCTTGAACAACCCCACTTGCCCTTGCTTGTTGTAAGGGATTTAGTGCAGGGTTAAATTGTTGCGGTGCGGTTTGTCCTATTAATTGGTTGTTATACATTTTAATCGCCTTTCTTGTTTAAATATTTTTTCCATTGTTCTATTGTTAGAAATACTAATCTATCTGGGTCAATTGGTTTATTATGGATATACCATTTTGTTCCTATTTTGTAAATAGGTGACTCGCTTCTGTTCCAATCAATATCCTTTCCTCTAATGCCTACTATATTTCCTTCTGTCCTTATAGTTTTGTTAGATTCAAGAATTTTAGGATTTGGTAATAGCATTCCCCTTTCATCAAATAAAGAATTATAATCAACTTTTGTTTCTTTGACATTTTCTTTAGATTCTCCGTATTCTAAGGGAAGTCCTTGTTCTTTTCCTGCCGCCCATATCAATGATTTTTTATTTTTATTATCGGGTTTAACTAAATCTCTATAATGTTCTTTTGTATATCCTTTAGGATGACTAATATATTTTCCTTGAGGTTTTAATCCTTCTTCTAATAATTTTTCTTTTGATGCCCTGCTTCCATGAAAGTGAGACACTTCGCCATAAGGATTTAAAAAATCTGGGTCATAATTGTATAATTTAGTTTGTCTTTTTAAGATATTAAACCACATAATAATCAATAATCCTTTATCATCGTCATTACGCCTCTATATACCATTTCGGGGTCTGATTTTGCCGATACTATATATTTGAAACAAGGTATTCCCTTGTCGTTCAACTGCCTCATTCCATACTTAAAAGGTTCAAATATTTTATGTTTGTCTATGGTTTGGCCTTCTTCTAATGGATATTTTTCTCCCCATATGTCATATTTGTTAGCCCATATTCCGATAGCCATAGGATAATCCGATTCTCTTTTTTTCCTATTTGTTGGCCATAAATCCGACACAATGGTATCAACTAAAAACTTCCATGCTACTTGATGGTCTAAATTTGCTTCATTATCTAAATGCCTATGGTCTATCATAAAAATAATATATTTTACTCTACGCTTTTGCATATCTTTGACCCATTCTTTCCAATAAATCGCTTCCCCTCCTATGTCAGCACTTTTTATTGTATGTGAATCACCATCAATTTTTACATTTTTTCTCGATGCTCTATGTAGTCCTACTGTTCTTTCATTAATTTGAGGAACTTCTCCCCTTGTTCTTAATTGGTGACTTAGTGTTGTTTTACCAACCATTGTTGCTCCATACACTCCAAAATTAATAGCGTGGACTTTCTTCCAAAAACCAATAACTGCTTCACCAACTAATATAGCAAAGCCTGTCATTAATGACATATCAATGACCCCATAAACCCGATACTTTTTCTATAATCCAACCCATTACATTAATATCAAATACGCCCATTATGTTTCCAATTAGAAAAGCGGATAGCCCTACACAAGAACCCCAAAACCATGCTCTCATTTTCAAAAAGAAAATATCGGCAGAATGCGCTCTTGTTTGATTATAAGCATAATCGGAGTCCGAGAACCCCATTAAATCTCCAAAGACCATTCTTTCACCGCCTATTGTAATGCGGCTAAGAACTCATTACCAACAGTATTCTCTTCTTCTTCTTGAATACCTTGATAAAGATTAGTATTGTATTGTCTTGCGCTTTCACGCATCTTGTTTCTTTGTTGCTCGTCTCTTGCTTTTCTTTCCCAAAAGGCCGCTATCTTTCTATCAAGAAGCCACATTTCTATCTTGTCATTTAAGACTAAATCAAAAACGGCCTTCATAACCATGATTGCACCTATTGTTCCTAATCCAAATAAAACCGAATGTGCTAATGCTCCATAAGGAAATCCTGTTCCGAATTGAGCATACGCCCAAACATTTGTTCCACTTAATGCTCCAACAAAAAGTATAGTCATAACTAAACGGGTATCTTGGCTTAACGCTGGCATAATAAAACCTCAAGCAAATTCAATAGAAACTGCAACTGAACCTGCATCTTCTTCAAAGAATAATCCATTTGAACAGATTACTCCATGCATATCAAATTCAATTGTTTGATTAGCGGATAAAACAATCCTTGCTAATTCTTTACCGCTTGCTGCACTTGCATTATCCCACACTTTTACAGTTGCGGCTGAACCTGCAACCTCACAAGCATGAATAGAAATCAATTTACACTTTCCGGAATAAACTACTGCGCTTCCGGTCAATACTCCGCTACTTCTGCAACTTGCCATATCTCTATCTCCTTCAAACCATGAACAGGGGCTTTCCCTATTAATGCTATGGGTCTATTATTCTTCTAAAGAAGCCTTTTTAGGTTTAGCAGGGGCTTTCTTTGCTCTTGTTTTAGCAGGTAATAATTCCTTACACATCTCATCGTGCGTAGTTATTTCTTTACCAAAAGCCTTAGTTAGCCTTGTAAGCATTTTAGGGTCAATTTGTTTCAAATCTTTCCTATCGCTTTCAGTAAAAGAAATATCTAAGTTAGAATCACCATATACTCTAAGAGCATCAATAGCCTCTACTTCAACGGTAGCGTCTCTATTTAGTATTTCACCAAACATCAACAAAGTCTTAGACCTTGCTCCTTTGGCTAATTTAATTGTTGCCAACTAAATCACCCTCAAAGCAATCCATAAACTCTAATCCTAACAATCCCTTCATCGGAAGTTCCGGCTAATTGAGCCGAACCTGTTGAAAGAATAATTTTAGCACTACTAATGGATTCATATGCCCCTGTATTGGAAACAACTGCTCTTGCTGATTGCCCTATTTCTTCAACTCCTGTCACCATTAATTGAGTTATTTGGCTCAATCCGACAGAAGCAGCAGTTAGAGTTATTCCACCTTGAACATAAGCGGTAATATTTACAATGGCATCAACCATATACTCATCACCAATTGCTTTAGGCTTTGTAAAACCTTTATGGTCTGCTAACAAACTTACTGTGTGTGTCAATTAAATCGCCTCACAGAAGGTTTGTAATTTTGCCTTGACCCTTAAAGTATGAACAGCCCATTTCTCCCATTGTTCGGTAAAGAGCCTTGTTTCCAAGAGAACCGACACCGAATGGGTTTCCGTTTGAAATACCATCTTCAAAGTATTGAGTTGGTTTCATAACAGATAGCCACAAATGGTCTGTATCAAGGAAAAGCATATCACTAATCAAAGAAGAGTTTGTTCCTGTTGAAGTCATAGCAGCAACCGGAATCATTGGTATGTCGTAGTAAGTTGAAACTCTAAATCCGACTTCTTGACCCTTTACGCCTCTTACTCCATTAACAGTTGGAACAATTTCCTTTCTATCCATGAATCTTTCTTGGGCTTGTAGCAAGTCCGAGATAGTTTGTAGAGTATCATATCCTGTTAGAATAACCTTTGGAGAACCACCGGCAACTCTTAGTCTTCTAATCATATCGTTTAGAACAGTTAGAGTTAATTGTCGTGCTTCTGCTGAAAGGTAGCCATCACCGAAAGAAACTTCGGAATCAAGATATTCATTTCCTGCTGCACTTCGTAGTTTTCCATAAAGTGTATCAATTGCTTGGTCTGTTGCACCATCTACAAGGTTTCCACCGGAGTTATCCGCTAATTCGGTAATTTCAGCCGAGTTAGAAACAATCTTCAATAGAGAAGTATATCCTCTATCAATGGCATTTGCGGTAGCATAAGCAGTTGTTGGAGAATAGTTTTCCAAAGGCATAACAAGCATTTGGTTTTGGACTTCTGCGTGATGCTTGCCCATATCTTCTCTTAGTTGCGCTCTAATATCGCCAATTCCATCATCAATAGAAGCCATTTCCATAGCCAATTCACTGAAAGAGAATTGATGTGCAATAATCTTAGGGCTTGTAAATAGTGTATCATATTCCGGTGCAATTGAAATCAAACCATCTGTATTTGAATCAAGACTTGCATTTTCCGGAACACCACCAAGACGGTCTGCTCTAAGTGCATCAGCACCATATAATCCATCACTTAATGCGGTATTTGAAGCGGCAGAAACATCTAATTGGTTTCCTGCTCCACCGGCAGGTCTTTTCTTTAAAATTCTCCAACCACTTGATGAATAAGGTCTTTTTGAAATAACCGATAGTGCATTACATTCTCGGTTTAGCATAGACCATACTTTTTGGCCGTAAATCTTGTTGTAAAGATTTGCGTTAATGCCCGATGGTGCGCTTAACGAGCCATCGTGTGCAGTATGAATACCTGCTACTGTTCCTGCGGCCTTAAGCAATTGATTGCTAATATGGCCTGTTGCGCCTGTTCCATAGGTTTGTGCTTCTAAGTCTGCTATTGTATTAATATATCCTGTCATAATAAATCACCTTCAATTAAGTCCTCCGACCATTTTATGAATATCCGACCAATCCATTTCGGCCAATTCATCCATAGATGGGAGTTCAACGGTTGCCTCTTCTTGTGCTTTTAGGATTGTTTCCTTTTCAGCAGTTAGAGACTTTCTTAATGCGGTAAATTCATCCTTTAGAGATGCAATTTCACTTGCCGCATCATATTGAGATTTTGCCAAAATAGATTCTTTTGCAGAAACTTCGTGGTTAAATCTTGTTTCAAATGACTTTTGGAGGTTATCGTAAGCCAACTTTTCAAGTTGTTCTTGACGGAAAGCCTCGTAAGCCTTCTCAATGTTTCCAACGGACAAATCAAGAGTTTCTAATTCGCTGTTGTCAAATGCTTTAACAACGGGCAAATCAGATGCTTTAGGCTTTCCACCGCTAATAACAACTCTATCAGCAGGTTCGCCTATTTCTATTCCGCCAGCATCAAGAGTATTTAGAACCGCTTTTGCTTCGGTGTCTAAATCTTCCTCTTCTGTGGTGTCCATGTATTCGCCTTTATCCATTTCTTCGGTCAAAGGTTCTGTTTTTTCTTCTTCTTCTTCCTTGCGTAGAGTATTGACTTCTGCCATTAGCGCATCTAACTCTTCAAGTGCTTTTTCTATTTTGCTCATATTTTTCACTTCCTTTTTTGTGTTTTTTTCTTGCTTTAAAATATCAAATCTTGCTTCGGGGTTAATTCCTTTTTCACATATTGTTACTTCATGTAATTCAAGTTTGCTAATTTCATTGTAATCTCCTAATTCTTGGTGGTTTTTCTTTACTTTTTCTAAAGCCTGTCCTCCAATACTAAATGACCTCAATGAACCTTTTCTTATGCCTCTATTAATTTCTTTGGCTTTTTCTATATCGTCTCTTAACTTAATTACTACAAAGAATCCTACATCATCAACTTCGGTTTTCCATAACTTCCCTGCTTTGTCTCTATATGATTTTACTACTTCTCCAACTTGAACATTAGAATGATTTGTCATTACATTTCTAAACTTTGGGTTCTCCATATATTTTTTAACTGCTTCGTTAAGTGCTTTGAGTGTGATTAAGTCATTTTGTTTATCAACGATTTCGATGCTTGCATATCCTCCAATCATTAAATCGTCTTGTGCTTTAAGAATCCTGAAATCGTGTCTGCTTCTATTCATTACAGATGATACCATTCCTCTCAACCCTTTCTTATACTATCCACTATATAAAGAACAACTAATTTTTAGCCGGAATTGACAATTTACTGTATTTATCTTCATATATATTCCATAAACCTTTATCGCCTTCTGTATCAGCAGGTTCTTGTTTATATCCTGTCCATGCAAGCCACATTTCTTTTCCTTCAACCTTGATTACTCTAAAATGCATCTTAGTTTCAAATTTATTACCTTTCAAGAAGTATTCATGATAACCTTCTTTTTGGACACCTAACTCAATATCTCCTGCATCAACTACCTTTCCTCTTTCGACATTTTTAGCCACTTCTGCCGGATATTTTCCTGCCGCACCAAACAAATCAAACATTTCTTCTTGGTTATCTAAGTCAATAGTCCAAAATAAACTTTCATCTTCAAGTTTAATACCTAATGTTATATTATCATCTTCTCTTGAATATATTTTAAACAAACCCTTTCTATTTTCTTTTGGGGTTTTGTATTCTTTTAACATAGCGTATTTATCGGAAAATCCTTCACCATATAAACATTCATTATATTCTTCTACACTCTTCCACTCTTCTTTATTCTTTTCACTAATAAATTCCGTCGCTAACCATTCACAATCCCGATTCATTATAAAATTAGAATACCAATCCATCGTTTCTTCTAAAGAATTATAATTATCAAAAGATGATAAATTGTATTGGGGGTTATTTTTCAGTTCTTCCCAAGATTTATTTCCCATTAAATATTCAAGTTGGCGTTTTCTATTTTCAATAATTTTATGTTTTAATTGAGTGCAACAATCACCCGACATATCTGCTTCAATAGCGATTTGTCCTTGTCCTTGTTCCTGTTCCTGTTCCTGTTTTATTCTTTGGATTAATTCTTGTCTTTGATTTTTAATTAAAAGTGATTTCATAATTTCTTCTTCTTGCATAATTTTATCATCATCAGCATGAAGTTTCTTATCTTTGAATGAAATACCGTCTCTATTATCCGACCAATCTTTCAATTTAGTCTTTTTAGATTCTAATACATCTTCATAAATATCTTTGTGTTTGTCCTTCAAAAAGTCATGAACATCATTTACTGTCTTGTCTCCCATTGTTTTTAGATACTGAAAAATAGCAACCGTTAATTGACTTGCTTTAGTTTTCATTATTTCTTCTGCTTGGGCTTTCCACATATCCAAATCTGCCAAAGCATTCTTAGACATTAGATTATCTTCTTCAAAACCATAGATTACAAAGCCATTCATATCCGATTTCATGATTACATTTGTTTCACCATGTATATAATCAGTTATTTTGATTCCCTTTGTTAATGCTTCTACATTATAGTTAAGTGATTTTTTGGTATCTTGTGATAGAAGTTCAAGAGTGACTAATTTATCGGGGTGTTCGACTTCCGGTATTTCAATTACCTTTGCTGAAAATAAACTAAACCCATCTCCTTTTTTCTTAACTTCATCAACTTTGACTCTAACAATATCTCCAACATTAACGGCTACTTTAGTATTCAATGCTTTACCAACACTAAGATACTTTTTACCATCAATTTCTTGTCCTTCCATATCTTCCGGAATTGGCCCAACGCCCACAGTATATGAATAAAGATTGCTTTTCGTCTTTTTCTTATCTAAAACAATTACATCTAAATCAACAAACTTCTTCCATTTAATCCATTTAGGGTTCTTTTTAGTTCCAATATAATATGTTGAAGTTGCATCTTTAATAACAACTCCTTCGGAAGTGGGAATATCCATCATTTCTTTCGCATACTTTTCAACATCTTTTAGACTATCAGCCTGTCTTGTATCTTTTTTAGAAGGATAAGCAATTGCTTGATTAGACTTTGCTGAATAATTATTGAATAAAATAGTCATTCTATCTTCTAAATCTTCATCTGTTAATGTTTGGGATTCATGTCGAATAATATCAAACACATGACACTTTAATTTAGCGTCTTTGTATTTGCCTTTGAAAACATGAGCAATAGTATCTGCTCTATGTAGTGCATCATCACCATCAAAAAGAATTAACTCTCCATCTAAAATACAATCTCCGTATTCTTTTTTCTTAAGTTCTTCAACCTGTTCTTTGCACTTAGCAGTAATGTCTTTTTCATTGTAAGAATAAATTTTAACCGAGCCATCTATTTTATGCAACTGTATTCTCATACCGTCATATTTCTCTTGGACATACCAATTACCACTAAAGCCTTTTAATTCATTAATGTCGTCTATCCCAAATATCCTATACATTGGTTTATTAGGAACAATAAATTGAGAAATGGACTTTTCTGTTAATTCTTTTTGTGATTTCTCTAATCCTTCTATTTCTTTTAAGTCTGTCCATTCTTTCTCTTCATGTTGAGAAAAGAAAATAAGTTCTAATAGTTCCATTCCTGCCTTTACTTTCGATTCAACCTTCTTTGAGTCTTTTCCATCACCGTAATGCTCTATAATATAGAGGGCAATATCATCCGATTCAAGGTCAAGTCCAACAAGACCCTCCGTTATTGTGTCGGGTTGCATACCTTTAATGGCTAAAATGTCCGGAGATAGTGCTTTATTGTCGTCTCTTAGTGCATAATGAATGAATTTCACCATAGTTTCGGGATTATCTAACAATTCTTCAAGGACACTACCTTTGAACATTTCAGCAAAAGGGTCAGCAACTATTTTAGAAGAGTATCTAATGAGTTTTATTTTCTCAAACAAGTCTTTCGCTTCTCTTGATATTGGGTTTTTAACTTCTTTATCTTCTATTTCATCTTCATCAATAAAATTCCTTAACTCTTTACCTGCGGCATCTAATTCTTCATATGATTCTATGATTAAATCAACCGCTTTTCTCCAACGGCCTCCGTATTCATCGGGGTCGTGAACTGCTGATAAATAAGCAACTCTTGTTTTTTCAAAGAGTCTTAATATTTCTTGAGAAGGTTGTTTATCCTTCTCAATAGAGCCGAGTTTCATTTAAACCCCTTCAACATTATCTTTTTCCTTCAACTGAAAAATCAGTTTCGGGTCGTTGCATAAACTTATCATAATCAGGGTCTAATGCTTCATCGGATTCTTCATCTTTTGGTTCGGGTAATCTTCTAAATTCTTTTTCAAGGTCGCCAACAAGACCGGATAAAGAAGTAATCATTCTACTTATTTGACTTCTGTTTGAAGCATCACCTTCTTTAAATTCTCTTGCTAAATTAGTTATTGTTCTATCTAATTCTCCTATTCTTTCTGTAAGCATCTTTCTATCTTCTTCATCTAAAAAGGGATTAGTCATATAGTCCGATTCTTTAATGTTTTTAAGAACCATAATTGCTTTTGTAATATCGCCAGCATAAGCGTGTAATGTAGTTGGCCCATCATTTGAATCAAATTTAGTTGTATCTTTTTCAGCCTTTGGTCGCTTTAGTTTAACGGCTTCGGATTCATCTTTGCTTGGATTTCTATTATTTTCTAATGATAATGCAAGTTGTTCTTTCGCATTACGAGCCTTTTCAATTGTTAAACTAATCATTCTTTCTTCTCTTGTTACTCTTTCCGGCATTTAGTTTCCCTCCACTTGTTCTACCATTTTGTGTATTTCCGACCAATCCATGCTGCTAATATCTGTTGTTGGTAATGCACCAACTCCACCTATTGAATTATCAATAGCAGGTGTCGGGCTATTAGATACAACGAATCCGGCCTTTCTTAAAATACTATCCTTTGAATATACGGTTCTTTCTAATTCTTCAACTTTATTTGTTAAAGCCTTAATTATTGTTAGCAGTTCTTCATTTATTGTTTTATTTTTTGTCATTCTTCTTTCCTCCTGTTGGATAAACAATGTCTCTTAATTGTCTATATAGAAGTTCATACTCTTTACGAAGTTTGGTAGCGGTAGCCACAATATCAATGTTGCGCTCATCCATTGATTTCATTTTCTTGTTTAAGACTTTATCGGACTTAGTTAAATCTAATTCTCTAAGAGTTGAAATTAATTCTCCTAACTTAGTAAAGTCCTGTCCAAAAAATTCTGTTGGTTCAGCCGCTTGTAGTGTCTTTTTGAGTTTCTTTCTGCCTTTAGAATCTAATGAATCAAGAACTTCTTTTGGCTCTTGCTTTTCAGCCTTTAGGATAAAATCTTCTCCTTCACCGTAAAAATCCCATGTCATTCTTCTTCACCCTTTCCGTCTATCATGTGATTTAGTTGATTTACAATCTCTTGTAATTCATCAACTTTAACATTAAATTTATCTTCAAATTCTCCCATTCTTCTAACTGCTTCTGCATCAATTGTTGGAAGGCCATCAAACTCTAATCCTTCTGCATCAAGAGTTAGTTTGACTTTGGGGTTATCTGTTAAATAGGCACTTATGCCTCCCTCAATCCCATCTTCTTTACGAGAAGCAAATATTTCTATCCCCTTTGCTTGGTTAAATAATTTAACAACAATATTTCCGGCTCTTGTTATTTTTCTTTTAAGAGCGTCTATTGGGTCGTTTTCTTGGAACATATTAACTATTCTTATAAAGCCACTAAGAGGGTCTTTGAGTCTATCAGCCACATTTAAAGTAATCATGTAGTGTTGTAGTTTAGCCTGTTCAGTCTCTAAATCTTCTTGGATTTCTCTTGTGGCTTCTTTGATATATTTTTCTTTATTGTTATCCATTTCTTTAATTCTATCCATTAATTTTTTAACTTCTTCAGGCTTTGTTCCTGCGGAATTAATTAATGTCATAATTCCCCGTCTTAATCTTTTAATTTTCTCAAGAACTATTTTTTCAGGGTCTTGCATTATTTCTTCTATTTTTTGAATTGTTTCTTCAACAAACTCTTTTTTATTTCTTATTTTAGTTGCCTCGTCTCTAAGTTCCTTTATATCATCTTTGATTGCCTTATATTCTCTTTGAACTTTTTGGCTTTTTCCTTGAGCAAACATCATCATGCCTCGTAATTCTCTTGCTCTTTGGCCTCTATTCTGCATTGTTTTTGGCGTTCTACCGTATTGTTGTTGATGCAACATTTTCATAATATCAAGAATATCTTTACCTTCAATATCTTGAGACAATAGCGCAACAAAATCATCTTGTAATTGCTTTACATCAATGTTTTTCTTTTCATTTAACTTAATTTCAAATTGTCGAGTTTCCTTGTCTCTTTTGAAATCCTTTCCTTTTAGAACACCTTCAATCAATAAACGACCATATTCTGTAAATAAATAATTTTTATCTGCTTTAATACTTCTCAAATCTTGTAGTGTTTTGATGGAGTTATCTTGGCTACCACTTACTTTAAGGAAATTTTTCATTCCCCCAACAACGACATCTTTCTTTTTTTCTGCCTTTCTCGTCTTGAAAGTTTGTTCTTCAACTCTTGCATTTTGCATTATTTCTTGAAGAGGTTTAAGTTTAGATGATAGTTCAATTAAATATTTATAGGCGGCTTTTTCATCTTCCATCAATTGAATATCGGATTCAATTTCTGCTGATTCTAAGCGTGACTCTCTTTCTTCACTACTTAGATAATCTTCACTTGAAGTTCCTAATGATTCTTCTTCTCCTGATTCATCATCAGCGAACCCGTATGTTTCGTCGTCGTCTTCTTTCTCTTCTTCTTCTGCCTTTTTAATATATTTTCTATATGAAATCATATTAGAGGGATTAAGATTATTAACTAAAGATTTTTTTATTTCCGAAGGACTCGCTTTTGCTTTCACTAAAGCCTTAGTGTCTTCATCTAACTCTACCTTACTTAATACATGAAGCAAGGACTTATCTTTAGATAATTCAAATATCATTTAATCACCTTAAAATGGAATGTTTTCCGAACTCTTTCTTTTCTTAGAAGGCAACAAAATAACATCGGGATTACCGTTTGATTCCGGCCTTGCTTTATGCGTAGTATCTGTTGGTAGTCCTACCGACATATCCCTATTCTTTTTTACTTTATTATTTTCTTGTGCGGTCAATGCCTTTACTTGTGCTAACTCCTTTGTTAGTCTTATTTGTTTTTGTCTTAAATCTTCTGTCATTACTTTCCTCTCCTGTTTGCGAGTTTAATTCCCAAAATTCCTACTTCTCCTTGAGAAGCAATTAAAATATCAATCAGTTCATCTTGCGTTAAATTATCTAACATACTTCTAACCTTATCTTTTAGGTCAAAAAGAGTTGAATTTGCTAAAGATTGTCTTGTGTATCTATCTTCTTCGGTTTCATCAAACGGTTCTTTTTCATCACCATAAAATCCACCTTCTGTTCCTCCCGCTATTGCTTGAGTATGTCTCCTTTTATTTGGTTGGGGGTCGCCACCCGACATAGGAGTTGGAGACTTTCTTCTTTGTTTTCCTTCTCTAACGCCTTCTTCTCTTAATTGTCTCAAATCCTTGAAACTTCTTTTATTCTTTAAAATACTTAGCCAATTCATTAATTAACCCTCCTTTCAGTTCTTTTATCGTTGTTTTGGTTTCCTGCTTCTAATGGTAATCCTGACATTCTTTTATCCGGCCCTTGATTCATAGATGGTTTATTTCTTGTTGTTGCTGGATTTGCTTGTGGCTTACTTCCGCCCTGTAATGCTTGCTCCTGCATTTGTCCTAATTGGGAGGCATCTATATTAGTTCCGGCATAAGGGTCTGTTTCAACTTGTTCTTCTCCACCTTCACCTTCTTTTGATTCTTCCGGTTCAGGTTTAGTAAAGGTAAAGTTTCCATCTTCATCCATATCAACTTCAAATCCTAAATTTTTAGTAGAGGCCGCAATATTTACTTCTAACTCTCTCTTCCTTAATACTGCTATTTCATCTTCTTCTTCGCTTGGTGGAAGTTTTAAATTCCAATCAGTAATTCCAAATTGTTTTATGAGGAATGGGAATACATAATTATTATAGACAGTTTGTGCTTTTTGAACTGCTCTATTAGTGACAAGTATTTGCATACCTTCATTGTTTAATCCACCGCTTGTAGTATTATCAGCCATGAAAACTTTACTTACTCCATAAAAGGCTGATATTCTATCTCTTAAATCATCTTTAACAGAAACATAATCCATTTCTTTTAGACTATCCATAAACTTAACCCACTCAACCGCACCTTTACCATTCTCGGCTTCAATACCCATAACAGGAATAAAATGTGGGTCGGCTTCCATTTTTTCTTTTACTGCTCTCCAAAAAGATTTCATTGAATCCATATTTCTTGTTTGAACTGCAAGTATTCCTTTTGGCATTCTGCTCTTGGTATATGAAGAATTGACATAATTTTCCATAGCAATAAGAGTCATAATATTATTAAATAAAGTAATTACAGGAGACATACCATAAAGTCTTGATGGACTGTATTTACTAAAATGCAAAACTTCTCCTTTTAGGAAATGTTGGTCTTCTCCATTGACTCTATTTACATAATGCACAGGAAAAGTATTTGCTCCACAATGCTCGCAAGGTTCATGTGGGTCTTTGTAAATCATCTGCCTATGATTAACGCAAGTAAATCCTTTTGTTCCCCTTTGTCCTAACTCATCGGAATAAATAAACATAGTCACAGGGTCGCCACGATATAATTCTTTAATACGGTGCATTCTAATTTTACCATTACCATCTAAAAAGTATTCTTTTACCAAAACAATATAGGCATCATCCATAATATTCAAATCATCTTCTAATTCCTGCAATACATCAATAAAAAGTTGTTCCGATTTATTGACATATCCTTCTAAGAATTTTTCAGCATACTCTAATTGTTCTATATTAGGAAGTGTTAAGTTTGTGCTTTTGCATCTTGAGCATTCTTGAACAGGTCTTGTATGTTCCTTTTTACAATCCTCACATCGGGCTTCAAATGCTTTTTCCCAAATGTAGCCTCTACGAAAAACTTCTTGTTTCAATTGAGTAATACAGGTTCTCGCAATAACTGATTGATTAACAATATTGTAAATAATCGGGCCATTCATCATGTGATGTGTTTCCCTTTCTTGGATTCCCATATTAAATACGGTTCTATCCGCAGGTTTAGGAGTAGAACGCCTAAACAGGTTGGTTAGGCTAAATCTTCTTTTTTGCTCAACCATAATTATACCCCTTGAATTATTGCAGGACTCCTATCAGTTATCAAGCCTTCGCTATCACCGTTTAGAAGCATCTTCAATGTCATACCTTTCATTACTTGAACGGAGCATTTCATCTAAAATACCACGCAGGAATTTACTTCTATTTTCGGGCTTCTTAAAACCGGAGCGTAGATAATAGACAACCATTTTTTTATTAATAGAAGCAAGATTGCTATACCTAACATATTTGCTTCTATCTTTAGGCAACTCATCATTGAGTATTCCTGTTTTTAATTCTTGCCAAGACATGCTTTTCATAATCATAATTATTCCTCTATTACTTGCATGGCTTTAGGTTTTCCATACTTTATCCAGCACTTTTTACATAACCCAAATGGATAAACCTTTTCTGTTGAATAGCAATCCCCGCAGTATCTAAACAAGAATACCGCCTACTGTTTCTAAACTATCCATGACTGACATTTTGCAGTTGTCTTTGTATTTCTGTATATTGTCAAGATAAATTCCCTCTTTCAACCAATCGAAACCCACATGGTCTTTATGGTTTTCCCATTTCATTAACTTAAATATCTCATCACATCTTCCTTTATACCAATCGGCCTTCTTGTGTGCTTTTTTCATACGAATTAATTCTAATAATAATTTAGCATTACCTTTCTTTAATCTAAAATGTGGTAGGCACTTAGTTAATAGTTGGCTAACATCTGCTTGAGAATAAAAATTAAGTCTGTTAATTAAGCGGGTTTGTTGTGGGGATTTTTGGTCTAAGTGCATACGGCCAAATCCTAATGATTTGTGCATTTCTTTCATAAACACCTTGCCTCTTTCACCTGTGGCAACTAAACCCACTCTTGGATTCATATTACGGTCTAATGTAATATATCCATCGGAGTCAATGAAAGCCGCAGTATAAGCCCAAATATTCTTTTTAATCATAGATGGCATCTTATAATAAGAACCCTCATTTGAAGCAATATCTAATTTTTTAATTACTTTAGATATATTATTAGGACTTGATATTTTAAACAGTTGAGACGGCATTCTTTCATGTATTCCTTTAGCAGAAATACCCGGATTTTCGCATACAGTTTTTAAAATAAAATCTTCTTGTCTTTGTTTTTTACTTTTAGAAATAGATTGATTAGTTATTTTATTTATTGTATTTCTAAATTGTTTCTTTGCAGTTTTCATTGTCTTAAATAAATCGCTATATTCTTTACCATAAGCCATATCTTTTTGTTCTAATTCTGCTTCCCAATATTTACAAAGAGCATCAATTGTTTCTCTTCTTAATTCACTACTTTTCATTTTATTTAGTTTAACTAAATCTTTTTCATTGTATCTCATTTTAGATAAAGGAATTGTATAATCGTTTAACCATGTTATTGACCCAATGCACTTTTGTAAATGGTCGGCATAAGCATCAATCATTGTATCAATCGCCTTTGACATTTTGATTCTTTGTTCACCTTTCAAAGCCCTGCGAGCCTTTCTCATTTTTCTTACTACATCGGGAATAGTATGTTCTTGGACTAAATATTCATTAGGAAAATTATCTAATTGTTTTCTTGCTTCTGTTGCATTTATGTTAAGATGGTCTGCAAGTTTTGTTATTTCCTCATGCTCGGATAGAACATGAGTATTTGTAAAGAGACTTGCTTGCACTTCTTCATTTTTTTCTGCACTAAGTCTTTTTATTTCTTCTTGTGTCTTTGCTTTTTTATCTTCAATGTTGGCTAACTCTCCCATCTGCCTCATTGTTTCTCTAACTTTATCCCCTGCTTCCGACATTTCACACGACCCCCAATATTCTTTCTGCTTCTTTTATTCTATCCGGATATTTGTTTGGTCTATCGTTATTCAAATAACTTCTTGCTAATTTTTTTCTTCCTTCTTCGCCTAATATTTCTTTTTTTCTTTTTATGGAATCACTATCTGCATTTATTTCATCAGGAGTAGCGTTTTTTGCCCTCCATTCATTCCAATATTTATTAGACCAATTAACAGGAGCATCGGTAAAATCTTTCTCGGTTAATTCTCTACCTAAAGACATTTCTAATTCTCTAATACCACCAACATTATTAATCATATTAGCACTATTCCAAACATTATCATGAACCATAAAGGTTGTATATTTTGGTGAAGGATAGGTATTTCCTATTTTTAAAATACTAAACCAACCCATAATAAAACCTCAAAAATTTAATCCTATTGCATTTCTAACAGGCTTTCTCCCATCATTAGGAGTTTCATTAAATAGCCCTAAATCATCTAATAGTATGAAGTTATCGTTGGCTTGGTATGTTGCGGCATTTGCTAATGCTAAACTCATAACCATATCGTCGTGCGCCCCTATTCCTTCAAACTTGCCTCTTTCAGTAATAGCAAACATAGACAGTTCTTCAATTAATATAGAAGAGACTTTTCTGCTCTCTTCATTCCCATAAGGAAAATTTAGTTTTCCATTTTCAAGAGTCATTTGTAGATTAAGAATAATCTCCTGCTTCTTTCTCCTTGTTGTATTAAAGTCATGGACATTTAAATCAGCCACTTGTCTCAACTCTTGAGTAAATGACTTAGCGAATGTGTTTGTTTCAAATAAAATAACTTCGGGTCTAAATATTTGACCGATAAGTTTGACCTTCTGTATGTTTTCTCTAAATTGAACATTCTTGGCTCGGTCAATATAAATAATTGATTTATTTTCTTCTGCATCCATTTCTATTACAGTAATTACATTGTAATCTCCATCAGTAGAAATAGCAGGGTCTACACCGACGAAGTATTTGTAGCCTTCTCTCTTTAAGGGCTTCAATATTAAGTCTTTATTCTTGGCATTATCCAAATGTTCGGGGTTAAACAAAGATGTTCCCGTTGAAATAGGAACACACATATATTCTCTTGTGAACATCAAAGAACCGACTTCCGCTTTACGAGCCATTAGTGCATCATAGTTCCATCTTTCCGGCCATAAGGGTTCATTTAACGCATTAAAACAAGGATAAGTATTGACAGTATATGCAGGATTTTCTGCTAACTGTTGGTATATATCTGTATAACTAAATGGAGTTCCAATAACTCTTAGAGAAGCGGTGTGGTGAAGTGTTGGTATCATGTCACCATAAAACCAATCTGTGACTTTTTGAATACCTGTCATACTAAACTCTTTCAAAGGGTCGTCAATAATAATCTCTTGAGGGTGAAGTCCTCTAATCTGTGAACCAACGGAACGCTCTAAGATTTGATTACCGTTAGTTAAAGTAATATTACCAATAGCCCAACCTCTTGCGGGTTTATACTTTTTAAGCATAGGATGAGTGAACATCTTATCAATGTCTCTCATGTGAACTAAAGTCTGCTTTTGGTTAGAAGAAATATAAAGCATTTGATATGGTGGCTTTTCAAAGATTAATTTCCAAACAACCCAACTATGCATAAAAACAGATTTTCCGTGGTCTCTTGAACAAATAATTACAGTTCTTTGAGTAGAGTTCATTAATTCATGCCATTCTTGTATGTATGGAGGAAAATCAAAACCTAATACATTTTGAAAAAAATAAGGAAAAGAGTTTTTGGATAATTTCATATCCATTTCATGTTCAAAATTAAATGCTTCTAATTCTTCCATAATTACCACCTTCTTTGTCTATTTGGCCTTCTTTTCTTTTTAGGGGGAGGCGGAAGTTTTTGTTCGGGTGGCTTTCCTGTTAATTCTTTCTTTGGTTTTTCTTCTTTCGGTTTTTCTTCTTTGGGTTGTCGAGGATTAACAACTAATTCTTTCGGCTTATCTTTATCTGTTCTTTTCTTTTGAGACACACCCAACTTTTGCTTATGATTTGGTTTAATACCTTCATTCTTAAAATAAAATATATCTCTTTTCTTTTCTTTATCCGGTGAATCATGGCCGTCATTAATATGATGAAACACAACTGCTTCGGTAATTGGTTCTCCCGTTTCGGGATTTCTTATGTCGCCAATAGTTTTTTTAGGATTAGTTCTTTTAATAACATCAGTTGGGCTATTCAATCTATCAAACATAACATGAGAATGGTTTTTAGAATCATCATCAATATAACTCCAACCTTCTAAAACAGGCTCAAGAGCAATAAATTTTCTTGCTATTGTATTATCCATAATAGTTAGTCCGGTATTTCTTCTTTGAGAATATCTATAATGATAATGAGCATTAAAAAGAATAGCAACACCATCAACTATGTTAATCATAAAAGGAGTTTCTACCTGTTGTTCGTCAATATCGCTCATTGGCAACTTCACATAACCACCACTATTAGGGTCAATTTTTTTCAATTGATTAAACCAATTGCCCCTAATAGATTTACGAGGTTTTGTAGTGAACCTGCTTACATCTTTTCCTTCTTGTAATTCTGTAATAAAAGTCTTTGCTTGTGAACGGCTAAGTCCTTTGTAATTCAAAACTTTACCCGAAGCATCGAGAACATTAAACCCTGCTGAACCCATTTCCATTCTATATGACTTAAGAATACTAAACCACTTTTTCAAAGATAATCCTTTGACTCCCCAAGATGCCCCCTTTGGGTGATTATCATAATAATCTTTGAATGCTTTAATTGTTGGATTATCTGCATACTCTCCTAACTCTTCATCAGTGGGTTTAATCATCCAACCCCTACCTTTTGCCTTTTCATTCCATTCTTCCGAATCAATATTAGATGAAGAAAAACCTGCAATAGAAGGAGTAGGGATTATTCTATCTGCTTCACTTGCTACTTTTTTATAAACCCCCGAATTTCTTTCTTCGGGAATAGTAAATGCTCCGCCCCTAAGACTAAACCCATCTCTTGTAGAATAACCAAGTCCGGAAATAGGTTTGCCTTCTTTCATAAAAACTATAAAATTATCAATCGGATAAAAAGAATCCAAAGGGGAGTTTTCCGACCTGTTCATAGGAAATGGTTTATCTCCCATTGTCTCGCTCCATAGTTGTTGGAGTTCTTCTTTAGACATTTCTTTAAACAAATCAAGACCTCTCATATTCGGTTATCATTTGTTTAATATCGGAAGCCACCTTCCTTAGATTATCAGCAATTTGCCTATATTGGCTTGCTCTTGCTTTATCTTTAAGAGCATACTCTTCTAATATGGGAATAAAATTACTAAGTGCCTTGTGTAATGAAGGGGCTTTGCTAAAATCTTGTCGTAATTGTTGTGCTATCAATTCGGGATTAGTTTGCATAGCACCGTCATAATAACGGGCTTTCAAAAAATCCTCCCAACTTGACATAAATATCACTTGTATAATCTATCGGACTTAAGGCGGTTTATGGTTTCTTTAGTTAGTCTATCAACTAATTCTTTTTGAGTCATGGCAGGTTTTATACCTGTTGGAGATATAATGCTAATCATTAACTCATGGTCTATTCCTTCAAATGCATCTTTTAATTGTTGAGTGACTTTTTCTATTGCTTCATCGGGCAAATTACTCTTTGATTTCTCCGCCTTTTTAGAATCGTCATCAAATTGAGGA